AAGCACGCAGGCTTTAATTCGTTTTAGACAGGGCGGTTTTTTGAGGTTAAACACTGATGAAGAAGAAGACCAGGTTTACCGCCGTAAAGTTGCATATTATTAAGGACACATATGGCTATTGATAAAGCACTGTACCAGGCACCACTGGGATTAGAAGCCCTAACAGAAGGCCCAGAGATTGAGATCGAGATGGAGCCTGAGATTGAACTCACCGAGTTGGAAATTAATATTGGCCCAGAAGAGGTAGAGGGCGGTGATGAGTTTGATGCCAACTTAGCTGAGTATCTGGACGAAGCTGTACTACAAGAATTAGCTAGCGAGTTGTCTGGCGACTTTGATGATGACATTGGTAGCCGCAAAGACTGGATGCAGACCTATGTAGACGGTCTTGAGTTGCTAGGCATGAAGATTGAAGAGCGCACTGAACCTTGGGAAGGTGCATGTGGCGTTTATCACCCACTGTTGTCGGAAGCTTTGGTTAAGTTCCAAGCTGAAACAATGATGAGTACGTTCCCTGCGGCTGGTCCGGTGAAGACTCAGATCATTGGTAAAGAAACGCCCGATAAGAAAGCGGCTGCCATTCGTGTGGCCGATGACATGAACTATCAGTTGACCGATGTGATGACTGAGTTCCGTCCTGAGCATGAGCGTATGCTGTGGGGCTTGGGTTTGTCTGGTAATGCTTTTAAGAAAGTCTATTACGATCCGCACATGGAGCGTCAGGTGTCGCTGTTTGTGCCGGCGGAGGACTTGGTTGTTCCTTATGGCGCTAGTGACTTAGAGACTTCTGAGCGTGTTACCCATGTAATGCGTAAGACAGAGAATGAGCTGCGCCGTTTGCAAGTGGCTGGCTTCTATCGTGACATTGATCTGGGTGACCCAGAGAATGTGTTGGATGAAGTAGAGAAGAAAATTGCGGAGAAGATGGGCTTTAGAGCCACGACAGATAACCGCTATAAGCTTCTTGAGATGAGCGTGGATCTTGATCTGCCTGGCTATGAGCATAAGATAGATGGCGAGCCCACCGGTATTAAGTTGCCTTATATTGTTACGGTAGAGAAGGGTTCTAGCAAAGTTTTGGCTGTGCGCCGTAACTGGAAGGAAGGCGATGAGACATATCAAAAACGACAGCACTACGTCCACTATGGATACGTTCCTGGATTTGGTTTCTACTGTTTTGGCCTCATACACCTTATCGGGGCTTTTGCTAAGTCAGGCACTTCTCTTATTCGTCAGCTTGTCGATGCTGGTACTTTAAGTAATTTACCCGGCGGTTTTAAAGCTCGCGGTCTTCGTGTAAAGGGAGACGATACACCTATTGCTCCAGGCGAATGGCGCGATGTGGACGTACCAAGTGGCACGATTCGCGATAACTTATTGCCTTTGCCATACAAGGAACCTAGCCAAACATTGATGGCTTTGCTGGGTCAGATTGTTGACGAGGGTCGCCGTTTTGCTAATACGGCTGATTTGCAGATTAGCGATATGTCTGCTAACGCCCCAGTGGGAACTACGCTGGCTATCCTTGAGCGTACGTTGAAGGTGATGAGTGCTGTTCAGGCGCGCGTGCACTTTGCAATGAAACAAGAATTAAAACTCTTGAAAGAAATTATTGCGGCGTATACACCTGAAGAGTATAGCTATGAGCCCACTGAAGGTTCACGCAAAGCCAAGCGTAGCGACTACGATGATGTGGATGTTATTCCCGTTAGCGATCCTAATGCGTCTACTATGGCGCAAAAGATTGTGCAGTATCAGGCTGTTATGCAGCTGGCTCAGCAGTCACCTCAGCTTTACAACATGCCACTGTTGCACCGTCAGATGCTGGATGTGTTGGGCATCAAAGATGCGGCTAAGTTGGTGCCTATGGATGACGATCTCAAGCCTACAGACCCAGTGTCTGAAAATCAAAACGTGTTGATGATGAAGCCGGTCAAGGCGTTCATGTATCAGGATCACCAGGCTCACATCATGGTCCATATGTCGGCCATGCAAGATCCTAAGATCATGTCTTTGTTGCAGAACAACCCAATGGCTCAGCAGTTACAGCAGGCAATGATGGCTCACATTAATGAGCACTTAGGCTTTGAGTATCGTAAGCAGATTGAGTTGCAGTTGGGTATGAGTTTGCCACCTCAGAAGGACGAGGCCGGCGAAGAAATCAACATGGATCCAGAAGTGGAAGCACGTTTGGCGCCGTTGTTGGCACAGGCATCACAGCGCCTGCTTGCAAGTAATCAGCAACAGCAAGCTCAGCAACAAGCCCAGCAGCAAGCTCAAGACCCATTGGTTCAATTGCAACAACAAGAGTTGCAAATTAAGATGGCCGAACAGCAACGTAAGGTGGCTAAAGATGCAACAGATGCACAGCTCAAACAAGAGCAATTGGGTCTGGAGGCACAACGCCAGAAGATTGATGCTATGAAGTCCGTGGCACAAATGCGCAATACAAAGCAAGCGCACTTGATTGACAAAGGCGTGGAAGTTCTGAGTCACTTATCAGAAAAACACCACAGCAAAGTAAACCAAGAATCTAAGGAAGAATAATGGACGTAATTGATGTACTGGTAAAGCAATCTGACGAGAAGGTTGCTCAACTCAGAGACTACTTGGCCGAAGGCCGAGCCGAGTCTTTTGAGGAGTACAAGAAACTCTGCGGTGAGATCAAGGGTCTGCTCACCGTGCGAGGATATGCACTAGACCTGCAACAAACCATGGAGAAAATGGATGACTAGTTCCATCCTGTTGGCTACAGACGCCAACAACCCGCAAGTTGTCGGAGCCTACAACTTCACCGCAACAAATGAAGAAAAAGGCAAACAACTACCAAAGCCATCTGGCTATCGCATTTTGTGCGCTATTCCAGAGGTGGAGGAAATGATTGAAGGCACTAGCCTTCTTAAACCAGCAGAAACCATGCGCAATGAAGAGACACTCACAACCGTTTTGTTCGTTGTCGATATGGGTCCAGACTGCTACAAAGATCCGGACAAGTTTCCAACAGGTCCATGGTGCAAGCAAGGTGATTTTGTCCTTGTACGCCCCCATGCCGGAACCCGTTTGGTAATTCATGGCCGTGAGTTCCGCATCATCAACGATGACTCTGTAGAGGGTACTGTTGATGATCCTCGTGGTATTAAACGCAAATAAAGGAGTACAAAATGCCTGAATTTGAAAAAGACGAATTTAAATTTCCAGACGAGTCTGTAGAAAAAGACAAGCCAGAGGCAAAAGAATCTGAGTTTGAGATTGAGGTAGAGGACGATACACCCGCCCAAGACCGTGGTCGCGAACCCATGCCAAAGCCTTTGGTGGAAGAGCTGGAAAAAGACGAGCTTGATAAGTATGACGATGAGGTCAAGACTAAGCTCAAACAGATGCGTAAGGTTTGGCACGATGAGCGCCGCGAAAAAGAAGCTGCATTACGTGAACAACAAGAGGCTTTAAGCGTAGCTCAGCGCCTGTTGCAAGAGAACAAACGCATCAAGACTATTCTTACCAATGGTGAGAAAGAGTACATTGCCACAGTCCAGAATGCCGCCAACATGGAGTTGGAAATGGCCAAGCGCGCATACCGCGAGGCATATGATTCTGGTGATACTGACAAGATGATTGAGGCTCAACAGGCCTTGCAGAATGTCAATTACAAATTAATGCAAATTAAAAACTTTAAGTTACCCCCTTTACAAGAGGAGGAAATTGAAGTACAACCCCGTCAAGAGCAGCAACAACGTGTTCCTAAGCCCGACAACAAGGCTGAAGATTGGCAGAACCGCAATCGCTGGTTTGGCCAAAACAAGGGGATGACGGCTTATGCTTTAGGTGTTCACGAAGACCTGAAGGATTCTGGCGTTCCAGTTGGCTCGGATGAATACTATGCGGAATTGGACAAAACAATCCGTCAACGATTTCCTGAGGTTTTCCAAAGGACATCTAATGAATCAACGGCCAAAACTGAGCCTGCTAAGCCAAAACCTAGCACAGTCGTAGCCCCGGTAGCTCGTAGCACCTCTCCAAACAAGGTGAAACTAAAGCAGAGCCAGTTGAATACAATTAAAAAACTAGGAATTACACCTGAACAATATGTTCGTGAGTTCCTAAAAGTGGAGGCCCAAAATGGCTGAAAGTAAATTGACAAGAGAATTACAAACACGTGCGGTACAAGAGCGTCCTAAGCAGTGGGCGCTTCCTGAAATGTTGCCTGAGCCAGACAAACAGCCAGGTTACAACTACCGTTGGATTCGCGTCTCGACATTGAATGCGGCAGATCCCCGCAACCTTTCGGCCAAACTCCGTGAAGGTTGGGAACCCGTTGCACTAGAGGAGCAACCCAAATTCCAACTGTTAGCTGATCCTCATAGTCGTTTTAAAGACAACATTGAGATTGGCGGATTATTGCTTTGCAAAACTCCATCAGAGTTTGTTGACCAGCGAAACAAACACTTCGCAGCTCAAACACAATCTCAGACGGATGCTGTAGACAATAGTTTCATGCGTCAAAGCGATGCGCGGATGCCGCTCTTCCAAGAGCGTAAATCTTCGAGCAGCTTTGGTAAAGGTACTTAAATCTTTTGGAGCTTAAAAAATGGCTGCTTATCCAAGCGTTACCCAGACGTACGGCCTAAAACCAATCAATCGTCTTGATGGTTTGCCTTACGCCGGAGCGATCCGTCAAATCCCCATTGCAGCGGCTTACGCTACTGCTATTCTGAATGGTGACACCGTTAAGGTTGACACCAATGGCTACTTGGTAGCAAACACCACATCTAACTCTGGCGACAGCGTTGGTGTGTTGGTTGGTTGCCAGTACGTGAACTCTAGCGGTCAAACCGTTCAGGGTCAGTACTACCCAGCAGCTACTTCTACATCTACAGCTTTGGCTTTTGGCTATGTTGTGGATGATCCTAACGCCCTCTTTAAAGTTGTGGCAACTAGCGGTCAAACTACTACACCTACAGCGTTCTCACGTGCGTTGGTTGGTTCTAACGTAGCTTTGTCTATTAATACTGGCTCTACAAACACTGGCGATTCCTACTACGGTATTGACGGTGCTTCTGCTGGTACTACAGCTACATTGCCTATTCGTGTGATTGATGTTGTTCCTGATACCGCTACTGGTGTCCGTGGCAACTCCAGCACAACTTATTATGAGTTCTTGGTCAAGTTTAACTTGCACCAGTACACTGATACTACTGGTATCTAAGGAGTAACTTACCATGGCTATTTCACGCGCACAACTACTTAAAGAGTTGCTCCCAGGCCTGAACGCTTTGTTCGGTTTGGAATATGCTAAATACGGCGAAGAGCACAAAGAGATCTACGAAACAGAGACATCTGAGCGTAGCTTCGAAGAAGAGACAAAACTGTCTGGTTTTTCTGCTGCACCTGTTAAGAACGAGGGCTCTGCCATCGCTTATGACAATGCACAGGAAGCATGGACTGCTCGATACAACCACGAAACCATTGCTTTGGGCTTCAGCTTGACTGAAGAAGCTATTGAAGATAACTTGTATGACTCTTTGTCTGCACGTTACACAAAAGCTTTGGCCCGCGCTATGGCTTACACCAAGCAAGTTAAAGCCGCCGCTGTGTTGAACAACGGCTTCAGCTCTAACTACGTTGGTGGTGACGGTGTCGCTTTGTTCTCAGCTAGCCATCCTTTGGTTTCTGGCGGTACTAACAGCAACATTCCTTCTACCCCTGCTGACTTGAACGAGACTTCTTTGGAAGCCGCCGTTATTCAGATTAGCTTGTGGACAGATGAGCGTGGCTTGCTGATCGCTTCTAAACCCAAGAAATTGGTTGTTCCCCCATCATTGCAGTTCGTTGCTACACGCTTGCTGGAAACAGAATTGCGCGTTGGCACAAACGACAACGATATCAACGCATTGAAGAACAACGGTTCAGTCTCTGAAGGCTATACCGTTAACCACTTCTTGACCGATACTAACGCTTGGTTCCTGACCACAGACGTTCCTAACGGCATGAAGCACTTCGTGCGTACACCTTTGCAGCAGTCTATGGACGGCGACTTCGATACAGGTAACGTTCGTTACAAGTCTCGCGAGCGTTATTCATTCGGTTGGAGCGATCCACTCGGCATGTACGGCTCACAAGGCGCTTAATATTTCTTAGGAAATATGTAGAGAAGGGGGCTTGTGCCCCCTTTTCTTTTGTTGTATATTGCAATCGTTCCGGGGTTCCCGGTGCATCAAATTGACCCGGCAAACGACATACCGATTGATGCGCTGATCTTGTATGTAAGGACAATTTATCATGGCAGTTTCTACCACACAGAGTATTTGGCGTTCAGGTGGCGGCGATCAAACTCGCACCTCTTACTGTGGCTCCGGCTTGATGGCCGCGCAGTTCTACATTTCTGGCGCTGATGCAGCAGGTACAGCGGTATCTGTTTCCTCTTCTAATTCTTCAGACGTAATTTTGCCCGCAGGCGCAATCATTGTTGAAATTCAAGCAGTGTGCGCAGCTACAGGCGGCACAACTCCTACGTTTGACATGGGCTTCACTTTGTACGGTACTTCTACCGCTACAAACACCGGCCTGATTTCAGCAGCTGTTGCTACAACCGGCAAGCTGGTTATTAACCAAGCTTCTGCCACTGCTGGTGCAAACATGGGCACCACAATGTCTACAAGCAACTTGGTGACAATCACCGGTGGCGGCACATCTGGTGACGCTCCTACAGGTGGTTCTATCTCCGGTACGATCTTGTACTTCGTTGTTGATCCATTGCTCGGCCAACAAAACGTCTAATTGACTCCGGGGGCTTCGGCCCCCTTGTTTTAAAGGAGATTAATTATGATGCAAACTGATGTTAAGAGTACGCACTTAAACGCATCCGGCTCCGTTTTTGGTGGTCGTGCGCGTGTTAAGGGTATTTCTGTCTGTGCTTCTGCCAGTGTTGTTGGCACGCTTATCATCAAAGATGGCGGATCTAGCGGCACAACAGTTATTGAGATTGACATCCCATCAAACTCAAACCCAAACTCGTTTTATATGTTAATTCCAGGTGAGGGTGTACTCTGCTCTACGAGCGTGTATGCTTCTCTCTCAAATATGGCATCTGTAACGGTGTTTTATGGCTGAAGCAAAACAAGCGGTTCTGACTGGGCGTAAGCTGTTTATCGGCATCCCAGCCTATGACGGCAAGATCAATATCAAACTTGCTTACAACATTGCGGCGTTAATGCCCAAGGCGTTGCAGTTTGGTGTATCCGTCAATATGGGCGATGTGTCTGGGTGCTCAATCATCACTATGGCTAGAAACCAGTTGGTGCATGAGTTCCTTAAGTCAGATTGCACAGAGCTGCTGTTTATTGATTCTGATGTGATTGCCACAGCAGATGATGTTTTGCGTTTGTTGGCCCAGAGTAGCGGTAAAGATATCACTGCTGGCGCATATCCACGCCGTGCCAAGGATCGCTATTTCTTTGCTGACCTGTATTTCAACGAGAACCAGGACCTAGAGTTTGATGGTTCACTGATGCGTGTAGAGCGTGTTGGCACTGGTTTTATGTTGATCCAGCGTCATGTTCTTGAAAAAATGGTGGCTGATCATCCAGAGTGGATGTATGAGTTTAAAGGTGAGCAGATTTGCAGCATCTTTGACTTTGCACTGAAGGATGGCAAGTACGTTGGTGAAGATTATTTGTTCTGTGATCGCGCCCGTGAGCATGGCTTTAAGATTCACATCGATGTAGATATCAGCTTACCGCACGTTGGTACAGACACGTTTGAGAATAACTTCCGTGAAGAGGTTGTAATTCCTCTTTTGGAGGCCGTTCGCAAATCTAAACTGAAAGTAGCAAATGGCTAAAACACCAGCATGGCAGAGGAAAGAAGGCAAGAATCCCAAGGGTGGCTTGAATGCGAAGGGTCGCGCCTCCGCGAAAAAGCAAGGCATGAATTTGAAACCGCCCCAGCCCGAAGGCGGCTCCCGGCGAGACTCTTTCTGTGCGAGGATGGAAGGGATGAAAAAGAAATTGACATCCGCCAAAACCGCCAAAGACCCAGACTCACGCATAAACAAGTCCCTTAGAGCCTGGAAGTGCTGATATGGAACTAATGGTTTGGAATGTTCTTCTATCTTTTGCATCAGCAGCTTTGATGCTTTGGGTAAAGGTGTCTCACGACGAAGTAAAACGCATAGGCATTTTGCTGAGTAAGACACGGGAAGAACACGCCGAAAAGTTTGTGACTAAGAATGATATGCATGCAGATATCAATCGAGTTCTGGCCAGATTGGACAGGCTTGAAGGTAAGCTGGATGAGTTTATGAAGGAGCAACGAAGTGCCCTCGGTTAGTAAGAAACAACGTAATTTTATGGCCGCTGTAGCGCATAGTCCTGCATTTGCCAAAAAAGCTGGTGTTCCCCAAAGTGTCGGAAAAGATTTCAACGCTGCGGACAAAGGTAGAAAGTTTGGCTCCGGCGGAATGGCTCGTCCAGACATTCAAAAAGTAAACAAGCCTAAAACTGATCACGGTAAGTTGGCGCTTTTTAAAAAGGGTGGCGAGATGGCTAAGAGCGACATGAAAGAAGACATGAAGGCCGATATCAAACAAGATAAAGCCATCGTGAAAAAGGCATTCAAAATGCACGACAAGCAAGAGCACAAGGGCAGTAAAGGTACTGACTTGTCTAAACTTAAAAAAGGCGGCATTGCGGCGTCTAAAATGGGCAGTGTTAAGACTGCCGCTCCGAGTATCAATGGCGTTGCTTCTAAAGGCAAAACCAAGGGTACGATGATCAAAATGAAAAAGGGCGGCAGAGCCTGCTGAAAGGAAATATCATGGGTATTAAAGAAGACGCTATCCAAGAAATGATGGACTCAAAGATGCGTGAAAGCGCAGGCAGAGCCTATGACAAAGCTATGCCAAAACCCGACACAACTTTTGGAAAGTTAGACGATTTAGTTTACCGACCCAAGAACGGTAAGATGGTTGACCCTAGGCCACTCGATGATTTGGTAGATAGGCAAGAACGCGACCCTACTACTTTGGCTCCAAAAAAGAAGCCAAGATTAACAAACTTAAAGGCTGGTGGCTCTGTTTCTTCAGCTTCTAAACGCGCCGATGGTATTGCTACCAAAGGCAAAACTAAAGGCAGAATGATCGCCATGTGTGGCGGCGGCAAGATGTAAGGAGCACAATCATGGCAACACGTAAAATGAAAAAGTACGCTGAAGGCGATGTAGTCTACGAAGATGATCCGTATGACGATATGGAAATAGCAAATCGACGTACAGATCGTACGTTGGTACCTAATGAACGTGGCGCTGCAGGGACTTCAGAGACTGTATTCCCCACAGAAAAACCCATGGCTAAGCCTAAAGCAGGGATTGTCACCAAAGAAGAACTGGCTAAGTCCGGTTTGAGCTTGCGCGATTACATGAACAAACAGCAAGGTTTGACACGTCGTGGCGACTCCTCCAGTGCGGGAAAAACACTTCCTAAGATTCCAGATGCAGCCCCTGATACAGGTGATGAATTAGGTCGTTTGGCTCGATTCAAGAAACCACCACTCCGCCAAGAAACCATGCGGGAGCGCGCTGAATCTTATAACCGTAAGCGTGGTATCCCTGGCTTTAAAGCTGGCGGTTCAGTTTCTTCTGCTTCCAAGCGTGCGGATGGTATTGCCATTAAAGGCAAGACTCGCGGAAAGATGTGCTAACTATGAGAGCAAGCCGTGGAATGGGTGCCGTGTCACCCTCAAAAATGCCTAGCGGGGTTAAAAAAGCCCGCCGGGATGACACGGACTTTACTCAATACGCCGAGGGCGGAAAGGTTGGTCTCTATGCCAATATCAATGCAAAGCGTAAAAGAATCGCTGCTGGTTCCGGTGAGAAAATGCGCAAGCCTGGTAGTAAAGGTGCGCCAACAGCTAAGGCATTTAAGCAGTCTGCTAAGACAGTGAGGAAATAATGGCTAAGACTACCGGAACCACCGTCTTTAATTTGGACATGAACGACCTCATCGAGGAGGCGTTCGAGCGTTGCGGTCAAGAACTTCGCACTGGTTACAACTTTCGTACAGCCCGCCGTTCGTTAAACCTTTTAACGATTGAGTGGGCTAATCGTGGTTTGAATTTCTGGACTGTTGAACAGGGTCAGATTCCTATGGTGACGGGTCAGGCTATGTACCCTATGCCTACGGATACGATTAACCTGCTGGACACTGTGATTCGCCAAAGCAACGGCACATCCAACCAGATCGACATCAATATCAGTAGCATTTCTGAATCTACGTACATGAGCTTGCCAAATAAGCTGGCACAAGGACGTCCAATTCAGGTCTGGTACAACCGTCAGTCTGGCCAGGAAAACCTTTCTACGGTTACTATTGATGGGGCTATTACTGCTTCAGATACCACAATTACTGTGTCTGATGTAGCCAGTCTTACCACTGCCGGGTTTATTAAAGTTGGGGATGAAACCATTAGTTACCCAAACGTTAACCCCGTAACCAACCAATTGTTGAATTGCGCTCGTGGGCAGAACGGCACTACGGCTGCAAGTCACGCTGATGGTGCGGCAATCACTGTGCAGAATTTGCCGGCGATTAATGTGTGGCCTACACCTAACGCGCCTGGTGATCAGTACATGTTTGTGTATTACCGTATGCGACGCATCCAAGATGCTGGTACAGGTACATCAATCCAAGATATCCCATTCCGGTTTATCCCTTGTATGGTGGCTGGCCTTGCTTATTTATTGAGCATGAAGCTGCCAGATGTTGATCCTCAGCGTGTTATGGGTCTGAAAGCTGATTACGAACAGCAGTGGGAATTGGCATCTGCCGAAGACCGCGATACTTCGCCTTTGCGTTTCGTGCCAAGGAACTTGTTCTACCATGCCTAATCGGTTTGCTTCTGGTAAGTATGCAATTGCGGAATGTGACCGCTGCGATGGGCGTTATATGCTCAAGGAATTGCGTACCCAGACGGTTAAGACTAAGCCTTACAAAATTAAAGTTTGCCGTTCCTGCTGGGACCCAGATCATCCACAGTTGCAATTGGGTATGTACCCAGTTGATGATCCTCAAGCGGTACGGGAACCACGCCCTGATGTTAGCTACCGAGTGTCAGGTCAAAGCGGTTTGCAAATCTTGACTACTAACAGTACAGCTCCTGATGGTTTTGGCTACCCAGAAGCTGGCAGTCGCATCTTTCAATGGGGCTGGAACCCTGTTGGTGGATCAAGAAATTTTGATGATGGTTTGACACCAAATAACTTGGTTTTAACCATAGAACTTGGTACAGTATCAGTTACAACGACATAAGGAGTCGAATATGGCATACACAAAAGCAGCGGACGGTATTACCAAAACCGGCAAAACCAAAGGCAAGAACCTTGGTGATGACGGCCCTAGCCTTGGTATTCAAAGTGGCGCTAAGAAATCTGGCGGCGCTAAGACTGTAACCGGTGAAGCTATGCGTAAAGTTGGCCGTAACATGGCGCGCGCAATGAACCAAATGCGAGGTTAATCATGGTTGCACAAGTTAAACCTACAAAGAAGAATAGCCCTCCAGTGAAGACTGGTGCTAATCGTGATAACAAGCCCGCTTCTGCTTATGCAGGTCGTGCTAAAGAAGCTTTGCCTGAGTTGGCTGCACGCCCAAATCGTAGCAAGCTGGACGAGCTCGATGTAAGTATTGGTAACTACAGCAAGTCTGCTGGTAATGAGCCAATCAAAACATCCGGCATTAAGATTCGCGGTACTGGTGCTGCAACTAAAGGCACAATGGCACGGGGCCCAATGGCATGAATTACACTGAACTCAGCGACGCTATTCAAGCGTATACGGAAAACACGGAGACTAACTTCGTGGCGGAGATTCCTGTTTTCGTTAAACAAGCTGAGCAGCGTATTTACAACACGGTACAGTTCCCTTCACTTCGCAAGAACGTGACTGGTGTTACCACAGCAAGTAATAAATATTTGCAATGCCCGTTGGACTTTTTGGCTGTGTACTCAATGGCTGTCGTTGATGGTACGTTGGAGTCTGGCACATACGAATACTTGCTGAATAAAGACGTTAACTATATTCGTCAAGCGTACCCACAAGCTAACGATACTGGCCTTCCAAAGTACTACGCTTTGTTTGGCCCTCGTTCAGATAATGAAGATGAGTTGACGTTTATTCTTGGTCCAACACCAGACACCACGTACAACGTTGAGTTGCACTACTACTATTACCCAACATCTATTGTTGATGCCGAGACATCTTGGCTTGGTGATAACTTTGATTCTGTTCTGTTGTACGGCTCTTTGGTTGAAGCTTATACCTACATGAAGGGTGAGCAAGATATCATGGCTTTCTACAATACAAAGTATCAAGAAGCACTTGCGTTGGCTAAACGTCTGGGTGATGGTATGGAGCGTCAGGATGCATATCGCTCTGGTCAGTATCGTCAGAAGGTGACCTAATGGCTTTTACTGGTAACTACTCCTGCAATACGTTGCGCTCTGGTCTTGCCGATGGCACGATTAATTTAACTACGGATACTTTTTATCTAGCGTTATATACAAATGCGGCTTCGCTTGACCAAACAACATCAGCATATACGACTGTAGGCGAGGCTTCTGGCGGTGATTATTCCGCTGGTGGTCAGGTAGTAACAGCTACAGTGAACTCTGCGCTCACACCATCCGGCAGCGTTGTGTATGTGACGTTTAGCAGTCCTAGTTGGACAGGTACGATTACGGCACGTGGTGCTTTGATCTACAAAGCTGGAGATAATGGAGCAGTTTGTGTGCTTGACTTTGGTAGTGACAAAATCTCAAGTAACACATTTACTGTGACTATGCCCGCAGACACAAGCACATCTGCACTAATCAGACTTTTATAAGGAGTTAACATGTCTTTAGACAAAATCTCAGCCTCAGACAAATGCGAAGCGTCTACTGGCTACAACACCGCCCCATCTGATACAGCGACCATTGAAGGCCGCTACTACGCCGTTTGCTATGACAAAGACGGTAACGTAAAGTGGGAAGATGCTATTGAGAACCTGGTTACCACAGTGGGTAAGAACCTGACTTTGGACACTATTCTTGGTAACTCAGCCGCTGGCGCAGTTGTCATGGGCCTCAAAGGTACTGGTACAGCCGCTATTACTGACACCCAGTCTTCACACGCCGGCTGGTTGGAAGTTGGTTTGGCTAATGCCCCCACATACTCCGGTAACCGCAAGACTCCTACATTTAGTGCTGCGGCCTATGTAAGCGGTACGACTTGCACCAAGTCTACTTCTTCAGCCTCCACATTTGCCATTACCTCAACAGGTACCGTGGCTGGCTGCTTTATCAACATTGGCGGTTCTGCAACAATCGACAACACCACAGGAACTTTGTTTTCTGCTGGTGACTTTAGTAGCTCTAAAGCGGTTGTTTCAGGCGACACGATTGCAGTTTCATACTCTTGCTCATTGACATAATATGGCTTTAGCATGGGGCGACAGCACTTGGGGGGCTGCTGGTTGGGGTGGTGTAACTGCCTTTGCCGACAGCGTATCCGAGTCTGCTGCCACCTCAACGTCTGAAATACCCGAGCTTACAATTTCTGTTAGTCGTGCAGAGTCAATCTCTACGGCCAACACTTGGGGCGAAAGCGCTTGGGGCGACTTAAGTTGGGGCGGTCTTGGTTCTATATCGGATTCTGAGTCGGTCCAAGCCACTTTTGCATTTGCTGTAGCTGAAACTGCGGCGATTAGCGAGACACAAAATGTTGTCACAGGATATACAGCCAGCGTAAGTGATACAGCGGCCACAACCACAGCAGAGTCTGTGTTTGCTACTTTTGGGCTATTGGTCGAGGAGTCTGCGGCAACGGCAACAAGTGAGGCGGTAGCAGCAACATTTGCGCTAGCCTTGGCTGAAACAGCGGCTACATCGACCGAACAGTTTGTCGGTTCGTTCTTTAATGCAGACGTTAATGAGACGGCGGTAAGTTCAACGTCAGAGACAGCGGCGACGGATTATTACGGTCTGACTGTAAATGAAACCGCCACAATAGATACAACCGAAACCGGCGCGGCAACATTCGCCAAGTTTTTGGATGAGGTCATCGGGGCAATCGAGTCTGCCGAAACAGCGGCTACAACGTATACATCGACTGTGTCCGACACAGCCGCAATTACCACTTCCGAGTCGATACGAAAAACTTGGGAAATAATTGATGACACACAGAACGCAAACTGGCAAAATATTGGAAATACCCAAAATGCTGGTTGGACTAACATTACGACCACACCATAGGAGCTTTAAATGGCAGCTACAACAGGACAACTAGGGCTAGTCACCCCAACGCAGGGCACGCTCTCTGGTACTTGGGGCGACACAGTCAACAACGGCATTACCGAATACGTCAACATCGCTATTGCGGGCACTTTGTCTTTTGCAAACGATGGCGCAATCACTTTGGCTAATACGACTGGTGATGCAACTACCAGCAACATCGGTTCAACTACAGCGCAGTACATGGCGATTCGTGTTACTGGCACGCTGACCACAACCAAAGTCATCACGGCCCCAAGCTACAGCAAAATCTACATGGTAGAGAACGCGGCTACTGGGGGTACGGTAACTTTCAAAGCTTCCGGCCAGACAGGTGTTTCGGTTGCTGTTGGTGAACGTTGTTTTGTTTACTTTAACGGCACAGATTATGTGAAGGTTTCTTCCAGCGTTGCCGACGGCGTGACCACAATTAGTTTTGGTTCTACAGGTTTGACACCTGCAACGGACACATCAGGTGCGGTTACAGTAGCTGGTACGTTGGCTATTGCAAACGGTGGCACAGGGGCAACTAATGCAACAACGGCGCTTAACAATCTTGGCGGCGCATCCACAGGTAAAGCGATTGCCATGGCAATTGTCTTCGGTTAATTTAAGGAGCTAACATGGCAAATCCAAACATCGTAGCCGTCACCAGTATTTACGGTAACACGGCTTATGTGATCCCCTCAACCACAGGTGCTACAACGTCATGGACGCATAATGGCACAACCTCTTTGACTGGCCTGACGCCAGCATCAGGTACTGTAAACAAGATTGACTCGATTGTGGTGTCAAACACCACATCGTCTGCTGCAACTGCGACTGTGGCTATTGCCAACAACGCAACGTTTGGTAGCGGTACTGTGATTGCGTATCTGGCTTACCAGATTAGCGTCCCGCCTAACGCCTCATTGATCGTGACTGACAAGACCACTTCGTTCTATGTGACGGAGAACCAGTCTGTTGGCGTGACATCAGGCACAGGCTCTGCCTTGACTTACACAGCTAGCTTCGAAGCAATCACCTGATAGGAGACTTTCATGTCTCAACGATATACAGGCGGCTACGTATCTAACGCCTTTAACGGCATTAACACTGCTCCAACAACGGTGGAATACCTTGTCGTGGCTGGTGGTGGCCCCGGTCAAGGCGGCCAACCAAACAGTAATTCCGGTGGCGGTGGAGGTGCTGGTGGTCTTTTAACTGCAACAGGTTTTGCCGTTACCGCGGGCTCTTCTATTACAGTTACAGTCGGTGCTGGCGGCGCTGGTAGTGCAAGCGGCACTGCCGTAGGTAGCGCTGGCGCGAATTCTGTCCTTGCAGGTAGTACAACCATAACTGCTTTGGGTGGTGGTGTTTGCGGTGGCAGTGGCGGTAGCGGTGGTGGGGCAAGATACGGTTATTCACCGGGTACTGGAACGGTTGGCCAAGGTAACAATGGTGGCACCACTACTGTAGGTTATTCTGGAGGCGGCGGGGGCGGCGCAGGTTCTGCTGGTATTAGTATCCCCGGTGCAGTATACGGCGCTTGTGGTGGAACGGGTTTAGCCTCATCTATCACCGGTAGCGCGGTTTTTTACGCTGGTGGCGGCGGCGCTTCATTTTACAGAAATTTGTCAGGCTCTTATCCCGGTTTAGGTGGGGCTGGCGGTGGCGGTAACGGCGGAACTTCTGTAGTTGGCCCCGGATTTGCTGGACAAGCTAATACAGGCGGTGGCGGTGGCGGTTCTTGTACTGATTATTATGCTAATGGTGGCTTGGACGCTGCGGGTGCTAATGGTGGCTCTGGTATTGTTGTCATTCGTTACCCCTCATACTTGGCCCAAGCTGCGTCAACAACTGGATCACCAGAAACTTACATTACAGGCGGATGGCGCGTGTATAAGTTTGTTGCATCCGGCACAATCACATTCTGAGGTTTTATGGCACAAGGTCTATTCACACTGAAGCAAGTTAACCAAGCAATCAATCAGGGTGCATGGTCAGGCTATATTGCGCCTAAATGGGTTGAGTACCTTGTTGTAGCAGGTGGCGGAGGAGCTGGTGGAGCTGGTGGAGCTGGCGGTGGTTTGCTTACTGGTATCGTAACTGTTGCCACAGGAACTTCTTATACCGTAACAGTTGGTGGTGGCGGAACAGGCGGCCCAAACGAATCAACATCACCAGCTACAAGCGGTTCAAGTTCTGTATTTGGTAGTATTTCCGCTACAGGTGGTGGTAAGGGCGGTACTTGGTATTCATCTAGCCAAAATGCTGTTGCTTTAGGTGGAACAGGCGGTTCTGGTGGCGGTTCAGCAGGTCAATATACGTATTCATCGTATGTTGCTGGCGCACAAGGAACAGCAGGTCAAGGCAATGCGGGTGGTTCTGTAATTGGAACTGATGGCGCACCTCATTACCACGGAGGTGGAGGCGGTGCTGGTACAGTTGGCTTAAATGCTAAACCTGATGGATATGCAGGTAATGGTGGTGCAGGCATTGCGTCATCAATTTCTGGAACTGTAACTACTTACGCAGGTGGCGGTGGTGGTGGTAGGGCTAGTGGTGGAACAGACGCAAATACAGGGAAAGGCGGTGTTGGTGGCGGTGGAGATGCGGGTACTACTTCAGGTAGTTCTGGTACTGCGGGGACAACTAACACAGGCGGTGGAGGTGGCGGTGGAAATGCCGCTACAGGCTCAAACGGCGGTTCAGGCATTGTTATCGTTCGTTACCCCGGCACAGTTCAGTTCTTCACTGGCGGCACATTAAGCTACGCCAACGGTTATGTTATTCACACGTTTACATCTTCTGGTACTTTGGCTCCTACAACAGCAACTCCTTTGTTGTCTGTAGATTACCTTGTTGCTGCTGGCGGTGCTGCTGGTGCAGGTGGTGTAGGTGGCGGTGGCGGTGCTGGTGGTTTATTGACTGGTACTAGCTACTACGCAACAGGTTCAGCCATCACAGTGACTGTGGGCGGTGGTGGTACGCGCGGCGCAACCGAATCAACTATCGGTACAAGTGGTTCCAATTCAGTCTTTGGTTCTTTCACAGCTACAGGCGGTGGTATTGGCGGAAGTGCTGCGGCAGGGGGCGGCTCTACTGGTGGTTCTGGTGGTGGTGGTATGGGTAGTGGTTCAAGCAATGGTTTTGCAGGAACTTCTGGTCAAGGTAATGCTGGCGGTGGTGGTAATAGTGCTGGCGTAGGCGGTGGTGGCGGTGGTGCAGGTGCAGTTGGTGCAAATGCAACTGGTTCTGTATTAGGTACTGGTGGCAATGGAACTGCATCTTCTATTACTGGTTCTTCTGTGACTTATGCTGGTGGTGGCGGTGGCGGTAACTACTGGAATGGTGGTGCTGGTAGTGGCCTCGCTATTTACCCTGGGGCTGCTGGTGGTTCTGGTGGTGGTGGTCGTGGTGGTTCTAGCTACAACTCATCAAGCCCCGGATCAAACTCTCCTGAAAACGGTACGGCTGGTACGGCTAACACCGGTGGCGGTGGCGGTGGCGGTACAGGAAATCAAGGTCTTGGCGGTAACGGCGGCTCTGGTGTAGTGATTATTTCTGCGCCTCAAGCTGCGGCCTCTACTACGGGTTCACCAACAGTTACAACAAATGCTGGCAGAACGATTTACACATTCACCGCCAGTGGTTCAATCACCTTCTAAGGAATAGAAATGAGCAGTTACTTAGGCGGTTACGTATCGGCGACTTTTAACCCGCTGACCAGCGGTATCACATCTAATGTTGAATACTTGGTGGTTGCTGGCGGTGGCGGTGGCGCGGGAGGCCAATCAGCTTCGGTAGGTGGTGGTGGAGGTGGTGCGGGTGGTTTGTTGCAAGCCGCTGGGTTTGCTGTAGCCGCTGGTACTGCTTTAACTATTACTGTGGGTGCTGGAGGTGCTGGCGGTAGTAATGCTAACGGCTCAGTTGGTTCTAATTCTGTTTTTTCATCCATTACTAGTTACGGTGGTGGCTATGGAAACTCTACTTATGCGGCCTCATCAGGATCAACCAACAAAGGCGGTAATGGCGGGTCTGGTGGCGGAGGCGCTAAAGTTGGTGGCGCAGGTGGCGATCCCACATCTGGACAAGGATATGCAGGTGGAGCTGGCTCTTCATCAAGTGAAAATTCCGCAGGTGGTGGTGGCGGAGCTGGTTCTGTAGGCTTGGATGCATCAGTATCGGGAGCCGCAGGTGGTGATGGTGGTACAGGAATTTGTTCAACCATAGATGGATCACGAAAGTTTTATGCTGGTGGTGGAGGAGGCGCTTTTGGCGGTAGTTCTTCAAACTATGTAAGAGATGGTTTGGGTGGCGCAGGCGGCGGCGGAAATGCTGGAGGTGCTGGTAACGGCGCTTCATCTGGAGCTTCTGGAACTGCCAATACAGGCGGTGGTGGCGGTGGTGGTGAAAGAAGTAGCGGAAGCATTTATGCAGGTGGCGCAGGTGGTTCTGGCATTGTCATCATTCGTTACCCTGCTAACTGCGCACCACCCACTTCCACAACAGGCAACCCTCAGATAAACTACGCTGATGGCTATCAAATTTATACATGGACTTCCTCTGGGACAGTAACTTTTTAATGGAGAATCAAATGGCACATTTTGCACACATCACTAACGGCGTTGTCGATCAGGTCATTGTCATTGATGCTGAGACTTTGGCAACAGGTCACTGGGGCGATCCTTCTGAGTGGGTTCAAACGAGCTACAACACTCACGGCGGTCAACATCCCGAAGGCCGCCCACTGCACAAGAATTACGCTGGTATCGGTTTTACATGGGACGGCGTAGGCTTTGCGGCTCCACAGCCTTTCCCAAGCTGGACTAAAAACGCTGACACATATTTGTGGGAGTCTCCTGTTGCTATGCCTACAGACGGCAAGATGTACACATGGGACGAAGCTACAACATCATGGGTTGAAGTAACTCAAGGAGCCTGATATGGCCCAACTATCTGGAGTGTGGACGCTGAGTCAAGCGTCCCAAGCCGTCAAGGATCAGAACTGGACTGGTATTGCTCCACCTAACGTGGAGTACTTGGTCGTTGCTGGCGGTGGAGCAGGTGGAAGATATGGAGCAGGTGGTGGAGCTGGTGGTTTACTTGCAGGATTTTCTGGTGTAACTTCAGGCTCGTCAATCACTGTAACTGTTGGCGCTGGTGGCGCGGGAAATAACAGTAGTTCTTCAGTTGCTGGTAGCAACGGAAACAATTCTGTTTTTAATAATGTTACTGCCTTTGGAGGCGGCGGCGGCGGCAGTTTTTATAGTACTGGTGCTGCCGGAGTTGCTGGGGGGTCAGGCGGTGGTGGCGCATGGTCAACCGCCTATATTGGAGGCACAGGAACTGCTGGCCAAGGCAATTCTGGCGGTTCAGGAGAAAACGCAACTAGTTTTGGACAAAATGGTGGCGGTGGCGGAGCTGGAACAGCAGGTTTAAACGCCGTAATTGGTTATGCAAGTGGTAATGGCGGTGCTGGTATTGCGTCTTCCATTTCAGGTTCTGTAGTTACCTATGCTGGTGGCGGGGGTGGGTCTAGTGGAACTCCGCCACAAGTGAATGGTGTTGGCGGTGTAGGTGGCGGCGGTGCAGCTTCATATTCTGGTAATGGAACTTCTGGAACTGCAAATACCGGAGGTGGTGGTGGAGGTTGTGTAAATCAAACTTCTGGCGCTGGCGGTTCAGGTATCGTTATCATTCGTTATCCATCCTCATACAAACTAGCTGCGTCCACAACAGGTTCGCCAACAGTAACAACAAGCGGCGGATTTAATATTTACCAGTGGACGAGTTCAGGCTCGATCACGTTCTAGCTATGTATGCGTTGGCTCTTGCTGCCACTGTTGCTGTGTCTGGCAGGGGCCACCGCGAATGAACGATGTATTGTTACTGACTTCTATGGACTGAGTTGGATTGGCGATCCGGGAGTACGGCACTCGCAGTTGTCCATGTGGCTGACTACGAATGGAAATAGTTGCGGTACTGAGCAGTTGCTGGTGATCTGGAACAACTTGGCGATGTGGGCTGGGACGGCGGATTCGGCAGAGATTAGGGCAAAGGTTTTGCATTTTTATGCGAGGGCGGCTGAACGTGAAAAGAAATGATCCAGCTTCGCAAATGGTATCCGTTTGTGTTCCCCACGCCCTACGATGTAAAGGCCATAGCCGCTGAAAAGCGAGCCGAGCGGTTGGAGTATGAATACAGGTTGGCGGTTGAGTACGAAAAGGTAAACAAAGCAGTTGACGCCCTTGAAGTTGAGCTGTACAACAAACGCGCACACCAGCACACGATTGAGTTAGAAATATTTAACAACACAAGACGCTTTGACAAATACGTATGAACAAACCGATACGCCAACCACGAAAGCCGCAGATAGAAGTGAAAGAAAAGCTGACGCTGTGGGTGACCTTAATGGTCAGCGCGACCCTGTGTATCTCCGTATTGGCTATGGTAATCGCCTTTATGTTGGGACTATGGGCCAAGGAAGTGGACAACGCCGAAATTTTCAAGATGATTTCACCCGCTTTTTCTACTCTAATCGGCGGCATGATTGGGTTCCTGTCTGGTATCAAACTCATGCAGAATGAAGAAACTAAAAAAGAAAATGGGTGCAAATGAATAAGTTACCGCTGTATATATTCAACATTGGCGAGCACTCCAATAAGAACTCTATGGCGCAAGGCGTCATCTATGAGCATGCTAAATATGTATATACAAGAGGTAACAGTTTCCCATTAACTTCAAACAGGGAATCATTTGATGAGTTGTACCGCAAGCTGCTTGAGATATCGGAAGATCTGTTTGACGGCTTAAAGCTTTTAGAAAACAACAAGCGCACGTGCTGGGCGTACCTTACAAACAAGGACTTTTACCGTGGTGGCATCCATGACCATATGCGGACCAGCATCATCAACGCGGTTTACTACCTCCAGGTTCCTAAAACAAAGTCATACAAAGAAGGCGGTATTAGTTTCTATGACGAGGCAAATAACGAAGTATTTTGTTTTAAGCCAAGAGCTGGTGACTTGGTAATTTTCCCAAACCATTTAAAACACCAACCACACCAAAGTAATACAGACGATTTTAGGATTGCCATTAATATGGAAATCATGTGCGAACCCGTTCAATGGTAATTAAAGGAACTTTATGCTGACATTGCTCTCAACCTTGATCTCGTTTCTGATGGGCGGCCTGCCCAAGATCCTGGAATTCTTCCAAGGTCAGCAAGACAAGAAACATGAGTTGGCGCTGGCCCAGATGCAGATTCAACGTGAGTTGGAGATGCGCAAGCTTGGCTTTGAAGCCCAAGAGCGTGTGGAGCATATCAAGTCAGAACAGCTGGCCACCGAAAGCGCGGCCAATACACAGCAAGTCCTGATTGGTGCGCAGCAGGCTGAGATGCAAGCCATCTACGCCCACGACATGAGTTTGAATGAAGGGACATCACAATGGATGAAGAACCTCCGGGCAAGTGTACGGCCTGTTATTACTTATGGCTTCTTCTTCTTGCTGATGTTTGTGGATATTGCTGGCTTCTGGTATGGATACTATATGAGCGTTCCTTTTGACGACATGCTCAATATGCTGTGGGATTCTGACACCCAGGCTTTGTTTGCCAGCATCATTGCTTTCCACTTTGGCGGCAGAGCTTTCGGCAAATGAACGTCAGCCCCAAGGCCATCAAGATGATTCAGCACCATGAAGGGGTGCGACAGAATCCGTATAAATGCCCTGCAAAGTTGTGGACGGTAGGTGTTGGGCACGTAATGTTTCCGGAGCAGGGCAAACTTAAAATAGATCAACGTGATGCTTTTGTGCCACCCGCAGAGGCCATGCGTAAATATTCAATGGAGGAAGTTGATGGGATTCTCAGGAGCGATCTTGACAGGTTTGAACGTGGAGTGGAGCGATTCTGTCCTGTTCCTCTTACACAAGGGATGTTTGACGGTCTTGTGTCTTTTAGTTTTAACGTCGGTTTGGGAACACTCCAGCGTTCGACGCTTCGCCAAAAGCTGCTTCGCGGTGATAAAGAAGGCGCTGCCGAAGAACTCTTGAAGTATTGCATGGCTGGTGGCAAAATACTCAAAGGGCTGCAAAAGCGTCGCATCGACGAGCGTGCCTTGTTTCTATCCTAGGACTGCCGATGCCATTACAAAAAATTCTGTTCAAGCCGGGCGTCAACCGGGAGAACACTCGTTATACAACCGAGGGTGGTTGGTACGAGTGCAACAAAATACGTTTCCGTCAAGGCAACCCAGAAGTAATTGGTGGCTGGGAGCCATTTTCAACAGCTACATACCAGGGTGTTTGTCGCTCTTTATGGAACTGGGCTTTATTAGACGGCACAAACGTAATTGGTGTCGGCACAAATCTTAAGTTTTATATTGAACAGGGCAGTCTTTTTTATGACGTTACCCCGTTAAGAGTAGTTCCAGCGCCCACGATTAATAACAATCCTTTTGTAGCAATAAATGGCTCAGCCGTTATTACGGTAACCGACACAAACCATGGCTGCGTAACTGGCGACTTCGTAACTTTTAGCGGTGCTACAGGTCTTGGTGGAAATATCACTGCCACGGTGCTAAATGCCGAGTACCAAGTTACTGTACTCACTGCCAACACATATACTTTTGTAGCTTCTGCTACAGCCAATGCAACGGATGCCTCTGGATCTCCAGGTGGTGGCGCTTCTGTTGTTGCCGCTTACCAAGTTAATGTTGGACCCGCAATTCCTGTTCCATTGACGGGATGGGGCGCGGGTGCTTGGGGTCAAACAGGCACGACATGGGGTTTTGGCGGGACTTCTACTTCATCGCTTCGTTTGTGGAACCAAATTAACTTTGGCCAAAACTTAATCTATGGACCTCGTGGCGGACCTATATATTACTGGGATGCCACCGGAGGTGTGACTACCCGTGGAGTTGCACTAACTTCTTTGGGTGATGCCGAAACTCCAGTAGTGCAGAACTCCTTTATTGTTTCAGATGCGTCTAGGTTCTTAATTGTTTTTGGTACAAACGATCCTAACTCTGCATCCCCAAATACGCTTGACCCAATGTTTATTCGTTGGTCAGACCAAGAAGACCCATTTACTTGGATTCCGTCTGTCACCAACCAGGCCGGTAGTTTACGTCTATCTCACGGCTCAGAAATTATTACTTACGTCCAGACTCGTCAAGAGATCGTGGTTTTAACTGACTCCAGTGTGTATTCGCTTCAGTACTTAGGACCGCCCTATGTATGGGGCTCGCAACTTCTGGGTGACAATATTTCGGTGATGAGTCCTAACTCAGTTGTGATTGCGTCTGGTGTTGTGTACTGGATGGGTGTGGATAAGTTCTATATGTACGATGGTCGCGTGCAAACATTAAATTGTGACTTACGTCGCTACGTATTCCAAGACTTAAATCAAGAGCAATCACTGCAGGTTTTTTGCGGTACAAATGAAGGATTTAATGAAGTTTGGTGGTTCTATTGTTCAGCCAACTCTACAACCATAGACAAGTACGTTATCTACAACTATGCAGAAAGAGTCTGGTATTACGGCACGATGGAGCGCACGGCTTGGCTTGATTCTGGTTTGTTGTCCTATCCTATTGCCGCTAAGTACAACAGCAGTACGGTTACGGGTAACTTGATTAATCAAGAGACTGGCTTGAACGACAATACTGACGGTACGGCTCTCCCAATCGATGCTTACATTAGTTCATCTGAGTTTGATATTGGTGACGGTCATAACTTTGGTTTTGTCTGGCGTGTTCTGCCTGACTTGACATTTGAAAATGCAGAGGCGGCCCCCAATGGTGATGCTGCCACGGTGACGATGACACTATATGGCTTGGCCAACTCTGGCTCGGGCGTAACAAGTGACGTTTCTAAACCGGTAGCAAAAAGTAATACTTACGTGATCACAGAAGAATTTACGGGTCAGATATTTACCCGTATGCGTGGTCGCCAGATGATATTTAAGATTGGCTCAAACCAAGTTAATACTGCTTGGCAGCTTGGTGCGCCTCGTATTGATATTAGACCGGATGGTAGACGATGACATATATTGTTACCACTGATTACCAGATCGATAAGTTAGCGGCCCCAAGCTTACCCCTTGCGCCGCAGATGTGGGATCAGCGTTTCCAAGATCAGTACAGTAACGTCTTGCGTTTGTACTTTAATCGTATTGATGACTTTATTGCCCGCCTAAATGCATCGGGAACTCCATCCGCTGATGGCTCTGGTCTTACTTTCCCATATGGCGCATTCCACGATGCTACGACACAAACCCAAGTAGCTACCAACACAGCAAAAGCAATCACGTTCAATGCCACAGATTATTCAAGTGGTGTAGCTTTAGGCACTCCAACTTCTCGTGTCGTGACCAACACTGCTGGATATTACAACTTTGAATTTTCTGCGCAATTGGATAAAGCTTCTGGTGCTACAGCTTCTATTTGGATTTGGCCAAAAGTTAATGGTGCAAATATCTCAGCTTCGGCAAGTAAAGTATCTATTCAAGGTACAACGGCGGAATCTGTCCCTGCTTGGAATTTTGTTTTACCTATGAATGCTGGTGATTATTTTGAGCTTTATTGGATGACAGACGATACAAACGTCCAACTTAAATACGAAGCCGGCTTTGGTACTGCGCCAAATGATGTACCCGCAATTCCATCTGTAATTCTGACCGCAACATTTGTGTCAGCGTTACCAACATGATAATATCCCCCCAATTCTAGGAGCACTTTACCCATGCTTATCCCAAATAAATTCAACGGCTATCGTAAAGATGGCACACGTAATCTCTACATTGGCGGGGGTGTTGGTGAGGCAGCTCTTTTAGAAGCCATGATGACCGGCGCTGCTGTCGGTGGTGGAACATCTCTTGTCCAAGGTAAAGACCCACTGCAAGGCGCGTTGCTTGGTGGTTTGATGGGTGGTGCGGCCTCTGGTATTAGTGGCCTTATGCCTGGTGCTGCTGAAGCAACTACAACAGCCGCCAATACTGCACCTGCTGCTACGACTGCGGCAGCCACGCCGGCGGCTACAGTAACTCCCGGGTTTGAATCTTTTACTCCTACAGCTACACAATACGGCGCGTTTGGTGAAGCCCCTCTTGGACAGTCTTTTGATTCTTTCGGTAGCCCCGTACCTGCCGGTAGCCCCGCTGCAACCATGGCAGATCCTACTGGTTTAGCTCAGCAACAAATGTCGGTTAACGCCTCACAAGCTCCGGCCAATAAAGGCATCATGAGCGGTGCTAAAGAATGGTTTGGTAACCTAACCCCCAAGCAACAACTACTTGCCGGCGGTGCTGGTATTGCTGGTCTTGGCATGATCTCAGATCAATTGCGTGGTGGTATACCTAAGAAAAAGCCATACACTGGTGCGTTAAGTCAGTATAGATTTGACCCAAGTGCATACCGCCCTTATAGCTTTGCAAGTGGTGGCGACACTGGCGGTATTGCAAGTTTGGGTGGCTACTCTGATGGTGGTCGCATGCTCAAAGGCCCCGGCGATGGAATGTCTGATAGCATCCCTGCAAGTATTGGTAATAAGCAGCCAGCCCGTTTGGCTGATGGCGAGTTTGTTGTACCCGCTGATGTGGTTTCACATCTAGGTAATGGCTCAACCGATGCAGGTGCTAAACAGCTCTACAGCATGATGAACAAGGTACGCAAAGCCCGTACTGGTAATCCAAAACAAGGTAAACAGATAAACGCACGTAAGTATTTACCTGCATAAGGAGAACAATATGGCTGGTGGCGGTGTAGCGTTTAATGAGGCTTTGCAAGAAGCCGGAAATTCAAGTGAGCCTGTAGTTAAGTACGGCACTGGTGGTCGCATCTCTGGTGGTGTTCGCCGTTTTGATATTGGCGGGGATTCTACTTTAGGAACAATTAATAATTCCGATTTAGGTGCAAATGACTGGTATGACGCTGGTGGGTTTGACTACGGCGGTGCTGGTAGCGGCGGTGATGGTGGTGCTAGATCTGGTATTAACCCAATCACCGGTAATCCTACAATGGATTTCACCGGTATGCAACCGCCCGTATACACTCCTGCTGCCGGTGATTTAGATTACGGCCCCGCTGCAACACCTCTACCTTCTGGTGGTGTTTGGGATATTCTGAATACGCCTTTTACTAGCCCTGATGATTTCACACCCCATAACTGGGATCCGTTGCCTATTAATGATCCGTATGATGGTCCTGTAGATCCATTCGTTGGACCTATAGATCCATTTGGTGGGGATCCATTTACACCTGGTCCATTTGGCGGCGATCCATATGTCGGGCCTGTAGATCCATTTGTTGGACCCGTAGATCCATATGTCGACCCATATGTCGCACCTTTTGGTCCACCTATTGATCAAATACCTGATGCAGGGGAACTCATAATTCCTGGTACAGCTCCTAAAGATCCCTATGTAGCTCCTTTCATACAGCTTCCTTATGTTGAACCCTACATAGAACCATTTGTGGAGCCATTTGTAGATCCATTTGTAGATCCATTTGTAGATCCATTTGTAGATCCCTACGTTGCGCCTTTTGTAGATCCGTATGTAGATCCTTACGTAGAACCATTTGTTCCACCAGATACTTGCCCTGCGCCCAACATGCGTATTTTGCTGGCGGATGGCACTCTTAAACCTGCAGGTGAATTGCAAGTTGGAGATATTGTTAGAACGCAACACGAAACCACTTTAGCTTGGGGTAATCATGCAGTTACACAAGTATCTATTATTTCTGGTTCCGAACGCATCAAAATTAAATTTGATAATGTTGAGTTTGTTTGCAGTCTGTCGCACAAATTCTTTAGATCAGTCGGAGATTGGGTTGCTGCAAAGGACATACGCCTTGGCGATATGATTAGTGGTCAGATTGTTCGTGGCGTTGAGCAAACCGAATCAGGTGATGTTGTAAGTATCACAATTGATGATGCTCATACATATATCTGCGAAGGATTGTTAAGCCATAACAAGTCTCCCGTTGATCCTTATGTAGATCCTTATGTAGATCCTTATGTAGATCCTTATGTAGATCCTTATGTAGATCCTTATGTGCCACCTTACGTGCCACCTTACGTGCCACCTTACGTTGGACCTTATGTAGCTCCGTACAGAGCGCCATATGTAGCGCCTTATGTACCACCTGTTACACCAACTACACCCGTGCCATCTGCTGGACGTTATAAAGCACAGTATCAAAACTATGCCGATCCATTGACGATGTTTAATGTAAGCAACTATGGTCGTGATTTGCCAACTTCGGCTGGGTATAACTACGCCCTTACACATCAAGGTATTGGTGCACTTAACCAGAGCTTACGTGACCTTGCTGATAAGCAGATGGCGCAGCCCGGTGGCGCAGATATGAACGCAGTATTGGCGGAAATGCGTAAAGTTGGCCTGACTGCGGCTGACTTAGAAAACGCCCGCTATGGCCGTACTACTGGTCTGAATACACCATTTAGTCAGTTCAACAAAGAAGCACCAACTGCGCGAACTTTCGGTGGTGGTATTTCAGAATTGATTAAGAAACTGCCTAAATGAGTTTATCCATCCGCCATGTCGATACCAACTATGTCCAGCAAGTCTGGCCTATGGTAAAGACTTTCTTGGAAGAAGCCATGACAAAAGGTGGCGACTTCCCAGACTGGGCACATAACTACACAGTTGATCACATCCAAAGCTTTCTGACTAGCGGTGCTTGGCTGCTTGTTGTGGCCGCTGATGAGGAAGGCAATGTGCATGGTGCCACGACAATCTCGTTTATCAACTACCCCTTGCACAGGGTGGCGTTTGTGACAGCGATTGGCGGTAAACTTATTTCAAGCCAAGAGACTTTTGAGCAGTTTAAAACCTTGTTAAAACTGCGTGGTGCGACGAAAATACAGGGGTACGGACGCGATTCAATTGTCCGCCTCTGGAAGCGTTACGACTTTGAACCCAGAAATACCCTTGTTGAGGTACTAATATGAGCTATTCCCGCCGAGAACTTTATGCCATGGGTGAGCCCCTTGGCGATAGCGCAACCAGCATTAAGCCTGGTGGTCATGGTCGCATTTATGGTGGCGGTGGCGGTGGCCCAACATCTTCAACAACCAACACATCAAACATTCCTGATTGGTTACGTCCCCAAGTAGAGACCGTGCTTGGCGGTGCAATGGAGGAAATGTTTAATACAAAGGCTGCCATCGATCCAGAAACTGGTAAGCCCATGTTGAACGAGGCCGGTCAACCAGTAAAGAATGTTACTGGTGTTAAAGCCGACACCTTCAAGCCTTACAGCACAAACCCACAGGACTACGTAGCGGGTTTCAGCCCCTTGCAACAACAGGTTCAGTACAACGCCGCTAATCTGCAAATGCCTGGCCAATACAACCAAGCTACTGGTCTGACTGGTATGGGCGGTATGGGTGCCCTCGGCACTGCACAGCAAGCACAGGGTATGGGTGGCGATTACCTTAGCGCAACAAGTAATGTGTTTAATCCTAAGACTGGCACATACGATGCGAGTAACGCCGTAGGTTCTTTCATGTCACCTTACATGCAGAATGTGGTGGACATCCAGAATCAAGCTGCTCAACGTCAAGCAGATGTTGCTAGAACCCAGCGTAATGCTCAGGCCACAAAAGCCGGTGCTTTTGGTGGAAGCCGTCAAGCGATTGAAAACGCTGAAGCTAATCGTTCATTGCAGTCTTTGATGAACAACAACCAGTTGCAAGGCCAACAAGCCGCATATCAAGGTGCCCTGCAGAATATGCAGTACGGCGCAAATCTTGGTCTTCAAGGTCTGAATACAGCGCAACAAGGCTACGGCATGGCTGGCCAAGCAGGTGCGGGTTTAGCGAATATTGGCAATCAGCAGTTGGCTGCACAGCAGGGTATTTTGGGTCTGCAACAACAAGTTGGTGGCCAGCAACAGGCTCAGGAACAGCAGATCATCAATCAGGCTATCCAGAACTACGCCAACCAACAACAAGCCCCAATGCAGGCTTACAACCAGTACAACGCTTTGTTGCGTGGTTACGCTGTGCCTGGCATGACTACTACTCAGTATCAGGCTGCACCTAGCATGACTTCACAGATTGCCGGTCTCGGTACAGCGGCTGCTGGCGCTTATGGTCTGATGAAGAAAAAGGGCGGCACTATTAAAGAGCCAAAGGGCCAAGGTATTGATACTCTTGGATTGCGCAACGCTTTGAATGCGGGGAAATAATGGCCGGTATTGCTCAAAAAATTATTGCTGATCCCGATAGCTTCTCTATCGACATGCTCACGCAGGGCGTGCAAGATGGCACGGTCCCTGCTTACATTGGCGTCCCCCTGATACAAGAAAAGATGCAAGCCCAGAAAGAGCAAGAAGCTTTGATGGGTGGGATGCAGCAAGAGGGAGAGCCTCCAATTGCACATCAGATCTTGGGCGAGGCTGCACAGACTAACGGAGTTGAAGCACTTCCTACTGGTTTGCCTACTGAAGGTTTTGCACCAGGCGGTATCGTTGCATTTGCTGAAGGTGGTGAAGCTGACGATGATGAGGAAGAAGATGACGGTTTTGGAATGAGCGATGATGAGCAAAAATTGTTCAGTGCTCTTCGTAATCGTTTAGCAAGTAGCCGTGAGTTTGAAGAGATGGAAGGTATTGGTGCGTTGCCTATTGGTGCTGCCAAGACTGCTGTTAAAGAAACCAAGCGTGAGGTTTCTTCTAAAGTTGGTAACGAACCTAAGCAAACTAAGTCTGAAGGTATTACACAGCTTTACAAAGAAAACACGCCATCTGAAGATGCAGGAATATCAAAGCTGACCAAAGAAGGCACGCCAGCTGGTGACCTGATCAATAAGATCATGATGAAAGAAAGTGGTGGTCGCCGCTACGATAAGAACGGTAATTTGCTAGAAGGCCCGCAGACCAAGTACGGCACCGCCAAAGGTGAGATGCAGGTTATGGATGCTACCGCCCGTGATCCTGGTTATGGTATTCGCCCTGCACGTCCAAATGATCCTGATGATTTAGCCCGTGTGGGTCGTGAATATTTTGGGAAGATGATGGACAAGTACGGTGATCCTAAGATTGCCGCTATTGCTTACAACTGGGGTCCAGGCAACACTGACAAGTGGTTGGCAGCTGGCGCTGACATGTCTAAGCTGCCTAAAGAGACCTACAACTATTCTCGTAACATGGCTGCGGGCGGTAGAGTTGTACCTGGCTTTGCCGGTGGTGTCTACATGGACCCAATGGGCGGCGTAGTTCCAGGCGATGAACCTGAGTACACTGGCTCTCCATTAAAACTTGGTGAAGCTATCCAAAACTGGTCTATGGGGCAGGGCTTCTCTAACACCGAAGACATTCTTCGCCGTCAGGAAGAGAAGAAAAAGAAAGAAGCTATAAAGAAAGCTAAACCCATCATTACAGATGCTGACAATGCAGCCGCTGCCGCAGAAACTGAAAAGTTGAAACGACTGGCCAGCACTGCCGCAGAAGCTAGAGCAGATCAAGAAGCCCCTGTTGCTCCTACTCCTGAAGCCCCAGCTGAGACCAACCCCATGGGTGACTATCTTGGCGAGTATGCTGCGTACCTCAAAGATCGCAGAGGCCAGATGGCTGCAGATAAAGAGCAGAACAAGTACTTGGCGCTCTTACAGGCCGGTCTTGGCATGATGGGTGGCACATCTCGTTACGCTGGTGCAAACATTGGTCAGGGCGCAAGCCAAGGTATCGCTGCCTATATGGCAGGACAGAAACAAGCTTCTGCTGATGACCGCGCACTCCAGCAAGGTATGCTGGGGCTTACTCGTGCAGACCTGTACAACAAGATGCACAGCGAAGATATTGCTCGTAGGAAAGAAGCTGGTATTAAAGGTGAAGAATCTAAGTACGCCAGCCAAATTGTGTCTTTGGAGAATGCCGCAGAACGTAACGCGGTTTCTTTAATCGGGCAAGATAAACTAGGTGCTATGGATCCCGCCGCCGCACGTGCGCAAGTTGAAGCAGAGAAGGCTAGAATCCTAAAGGGCTCTAAACTTTACCGTGATCTGCACAAGCGTCTGAAGCTTGGTGACCCATTTGAGGGTATGGACAACGGCGCTAAATCCGGTAATACTGAGCGTGTCTGGAGCGATCTTGGGAAGAAAAAATAATGGCATACAATCTGCGGCTTCCAAATGGGGTGCTACTCAAAGATATTCCTGATGATGTCCCCGATGAGGAAGTCCGCAGGAAAGTTCTTGAGGAGTTCCCTGACCTTGCGCTTAAAGAAAAGCGCACGTGGGGTGAAGCAGGGTCAGATATCCTAGCCAGCTTAGGTTCTGGCTTAGGTCAAGCTGCACAGTTTCCAGATCAATTAGGCCGTCTAATTACCGGCGAGAGACCAAGAGAAGCATCCGAAGTTTCTCCTGACGAAACCCCTGGACTATTTAAAGAGGGTCCAGGTGCGGTTCTTGGTGCGTATGGTAAGCAGTTAGAGGACTACGGCCAAGCACAGAAGAGCGCCATTCTCCGTGCAAAGGAACAAGCACGTGCAGAGAAAATTCAGAAGGCCGAAGGCTTTACTGATGAGTTCATTACATCCATCAAAGAAACAGCCAAAGATCCTGCGCTGATTTCTTCATTCTTCTTTGAGCAGATCCCTAGCTTAATCGGAAGTTATGGTTTTGGTATGTTCACCAAGGGTGGCGCTAAGCTGCTCATGCGTAATGCTACTGAAGAAGCATTGTCTAAATACGGCGTCCGTGGCGCGGTTGCTGGTAATGCGGTAATGCAAGGTACGGATGTTGGTTCTGATACCTATGAGCAGTTGTACAAGCAGTTGCGTGCACAAGGCATGCCCGAAGAAGAAGCTCATGGTGTGGCCCTAGGTAAGGGTCGTATTGCGGCTATTGAAGCCGCGGCTGTTAGTTTGGCGGCAACTAAAGGACTCGATAAATTAGGTGGGGCGTCGATTGAGCGTGCATTGATGGGCCGCAGAGTGCCTGGTCAGGGCTTTGTTAAAGGTCTTACCGGTGAGGCACTGAGTGAAGGTATCGAAGAAGGTGGCGGTGCCTTTGCTAAAAATTACAACATCAAAGATGTAATTCCTGAAACTGATTTGATGAAGGGTGTTGGATCCGCAGCGGGTCTTGGTGCTCTTGGTGGTGCGTTGCTTGGTGGCGGTGCCGGTGCTATTAGCGGTGGTAACTTACCTAACGTTCCTGCCGGAACACTTTTGCCTCCTACGCAACCACCTGCTCCTCCCGCACAGCCTCCAGTAGTGCAACCTGCACAACCCCAAGGTGCGATGCCGCCTAGCATGCCTATGCCGCCCGCAGCCCCTGCGGCTCCCGGTGTTGCCGCTAATCCTAATGCGCCAGTGGGTCCATATTCGCCAATTAAGCTCACACCAGAGGGTACTCCAGAACGTGATCTGGCCGGTGTTGTACCTCAAGGTCAATTAGCTGATCCTAAACAATTGGTTGGTCCTGATCGTCCTGCCGGTGAACTGCCCCCTCAAGTACAGGGTGAGCTGCCTATGGGCGGCCAAGGTGAATTGTTCCGTGGCCAAGCGCCACAACAACCTGAGCAAACACCTGCACAAACACCAAAAGCTCCGGCACCCGAGACTATCGGTGGGTTCTTGCGCAAAGTTATTGATATTGCCAAGGCAGATCCAAGCACCTCTAAAGTGATGCGCGGCAACAACTCGTCCACTGCAAAGATCGTGGAAGAGCGTGTACAGAATTTGATCACTGCTAATCCAGAGCTAGACCTTGCAGCTGCAATGGAGCAGCTGTATCAACAGAATAAGCTTGGTCAAGGTAGAGCACTTTCTCCCGCTCAGCAAGAATTGCTCGATGCGGCTTATCAACGACTAACAGGGTTAGACATTGAAGAAGGTATTAGAAATCGTTCATTCATGGCTGCTCCCCAAGGAGAGCTCTTCCCAGGAGAAGGAAATGCTGAACCACCTGCAGCTACCCCCAATGCACCCGGAGAAGCTCCACCTGATGTGGGAGTTCCTGGTCAACCCCAACCTCCGGCAACCCCCCAAGGAACTCCAGGAGGTGTCGGACCTAGAGTGGTACCTGGCGGGGTACCTGCTGGAACGCCTCCAACAGGAACAGGAACGCAGCCAATTGCATTAGATCCTGCGGTAGAGTGGGACCGTCACCGCGATCCTGCACAGCCTGACTACGATCAACTGAGCCCAGAAGAGCAAGCCGCTTGGAATAAATCCGTCGCTGCAGGACGTAGCACAGGTACTAACTTTGCCAAGGTCATGAAAGCCCACCTTGACCGCAAGGCTGGGGAACAAGGCAAATCAGAAGCTGAAATTAAAGCCGCGTTCACTAAGCACGGTCAAGAGATGGCGGCGGATATCGAGTCTGATATTAAAGGTAAGACATTTAGCCAAGTGCTGAAGTTCTTGTCACAGAGCGGTCCTGAATCCAACCGTCAGATTGCTAAGGCACTGTACAACCGCGCAAAAGAACTAACAAAGCTTGGTTACACATTCAAGTTTACTGTTCCAACTAGCCGTGCAGAAATTTTAAAAGTTGGTGGTTACGATCCAGGTGTTCTAGGTCGTGTGCAGCCAAGAGGTAAGTACATAGATATCAGCGTTGCTGGTAAAGGTTCAGGTCAACCCTTTGGTGCCCAGTACCGTACGACTACACACGAGTCGATCCATGCAGTTACTGCATCGCTGGTTATCTATGGGGAGAACAATCCTACGACAGATGCCGGCAAGTTTGTAACTGAACTGACTAGGCTTAGTAAATTTGTTCTTAAGCACTTGACGGATAAAAAAGCTCGTGGCGAGACACTGACGCGTTCGGAAGAAAAAGTTTTGTCAGGTTCTAATGCGTTGGGTAACCAAGGCGCAAGAGGTACTCGGTATAACCAGCCACATGAGATGCTTGCTCACGGCATGACAAGTAACTTCATGCAAGAAGTGCTTGAGTCTATCCCCTACAAGGGACGCCGTAGTGTGATGTCTAAGTTTGTGGAAGCAATCCGCACAGTGCTTGGCTTGTCACCCAGAACAGAGACTGCTCTGTCTCAAGTTATTTATTTGTCTGAACAGCTGCTCAACACCTCGTTGGGTCCGATTCAAAGCAGTACCGCTACCCGCGGTCCGATCCAAGCCACAGCAGGGCCGGTCAATGTCCCCGCACCTGGACAACCGTATACGTTGCCTAAGCTGACTAAGCTCCAGGCACCTCAGACAACTGCTCAGCAAGTTAAGACTGTGGTGGGTAAAGTACAGAAGAACTGGAACGATAACGACTTCTGGACACGCTTCCGTATTGCAGCCGTGGATCCTACGTCTGGTTTGGCGCAGACCCTGAAGAGTTTGCCTGTATTCCAGAACGGTCAGCTTCGCGCAGACATGTTGATCCGCTCGTTCAACCAAGTGATCAACCTGATCAAAAATGGTTTGCAGTCAGGAATTCCCGTTGTTAACAACGACGGTACTATCATCATCCAACAAGATCCGGCTAACCTAGCGCGGTCGCAGTTGGTGGCCGACAACCTTGATAAGAACGCAGTGGTGCAGGGTTCCGGCATGACAGGCCGTGAGTTTGTGGGTGAAGTCGCTCGTATCCTGCGCGGTAAAGAAATCTTAAAGATCGACGCACAGCGCCGTGCCAAAGCCGCACAAATGCTGGCTGTTGCTAAGAGCAAGATTCAGCAAGCTAAGCAAGCCAAGGCAGCTAATGCCCCGCTCAATGTAGTTATGAAGTTGGTCAACGAGGCTAAAGCTATTCGTGCCCGTTACCGCGAAGACTTGCATGTCAATCGTGAGCGTCAAGTAACGCAAGCCCATATCAACTGGGCTGAGCAGCAGATGCAAGCCGTGCCAGAGATGCAAGAAGTCTTTGACATTTGGGGCAAGACCACAAACAGCCTGATCGATCTGTGGGAGAACGCAGGGCTCTTGTCCCCTGCACAGGCTGCTTACTACCGCAGCATGAAGTCTTATGTACCTCTCTATGCGGCTCGTGAAGACCTGGCTCCCTTGAAACAAGAAGGCTACACAGGCAAAGCTGGTGGCACTAAGACTGTTCGTGAACTCGAGCATTTGTCAGGCAGTGAGTTGCAACGTAACATCTGGGAGAACATGGACAAGCACTATGCCTCCATGATCGCTGCTGCTTATCAAAACCAGACTCGTAAGGTTGCTGTCGGCCAACTCAAAGCTTTGGGGGCTGCCAAGATTGCAGCCAAGCCAACTGATCCTGATGTGAACCTGCGTTATCGCGATCCAACAGATCCTAACGCCGATGCAAACGGTTATGTGTCCGTTATCTTGGACAACCCCAACGATCTGGCCGCGTTCCAAATCATGAACTATGAGATGGGTCCTTTGCTCAAGGCCCTGTCTGCTACGACACAAGTCCTGCGTACTACTGCACTGCTCAACCCAATGTACTGGATCAAGCAGTTGATTCGTGACCCCTTGCATGCAACGATGGTGGCTAACTCTGGCATCGTGACTCCGTTCCATGCCGTTGCCGAATACGCAAAGATCTTGGCCAATAATTCTGCTGAAGCTAAGTTCTTGGCTTCTCGTGGTGTCATCGGTCAGGTGGACTCAACGATTGATATCCATCAGTTCTTGAAGCAAGCCGGTACCCAGAAGCTTAACCAGACTGTGCTCGATAAGATGCTGCATAAAGTTATGCAAGCTCACGAAGCGTCTGATGCTGCAACCCGCGTGGCCATCTTTAAGAAAGCCAGAGACCAAGGTCTCAAGCAAGGTATGAGTGTGGATGAGGCTAACGACTATGGCGCGTTCCGTGCCCGTGAGTCTATCAACTTCTCTGTGCATGGTAACTCTAAGACTCTGCATGCTTTGCGTCACATGATCCCGTTCTTCTCTGCTTCCATCACCAGTATGGACACGCTTTACCGCGCAGCTACAGGTTATGGTTTGAACCCAGAAGAAAAGGCAGAGGCTCAACGTTTGTTCATGAGCCGAGCCGCTATTATGGTGGTGCTCTCTACGCTGTACGCCATGTCACTGCAAGACGATGATGAGTACAAAAAGCTGCCCGACAACGTTAAGGATAACAACTGGCTCATGCCTAACCCATGGGGAACTGACGGCAAGTCGTTCATCAAAGTCCCTGTGCCGTTTGAAGTTGGTTTTTTCTTCAAGACGTTGCCAGAAGCTTCCGTGCGTTACATGTCCGGCACTAGCACGGGTAAGGAATACCTGCACTCGGTTGTTGACGGTATCCGCCATAACCTGCCTGGTGAAGGCATCATTATTCCCCAGGGCGCTAAGCCAATCTTGGAAGCTGTAACAAACTACTCGTTCTACTCACGCCGTCCTATCGAGGGTATGAGTGACCAGGCACTACCTGTTGCAAGTCGTGGTCCTAACGCAGGTGAGGCTGCTAAAGCACTCAGCGCCATGGGCTTAGACAAAGCAGGTCTGTCACCCGCAATGATTGACCATCTGACACAAGCTTACTTTGCTGAGTTGGGTACATTCACCATGGGTGTAGCAAGCTCGATGATTGCAGAAGCTAACGGCAAGGTGCCACCTACTAAGAACATTGAAGAGCAGCCGTTCTTCAAGTCGTTCATGACCAACCCCAACACCAGCAGTGCAGCTACGGACTTCTACGAGATCACACATACATCTCAAGAAGTTGTTAACCAATTCAACCGTTTGGTGAGCCAGGGCAGAAAAGAAGAAGCCCAGACTTACATGGCTGATGAGGAAAACAAAAAACGGTATGCCGCTGCCCCAGTCCTGCGTAACTTGCAGAATCAGATGAACTTGATTCGCAAACGAGTTAACTACTTAAAGGCGCAAAACGATATGGATCCTGATGCCCGTCAAGCTCAAATCAATAAGCTGATGGATCAATACGATCAGGTGGCTAAGAAGGGTTACCTAGTGTTGGAAAAAGCCGGTATTGAACGGTGAAAAAAAGCGCCCCGGGGTAGGGGCGCAAACCAACTTAGGAAGGAGAAAAACGCATGAACTACATACGTTAGTCGGAATGTAACACATCCGTTGCGATTCTCCAAAACCTAACTCCGTAAAAACCCTTATCTACACAAACCCTGTGGGTCAGGCGGATCCCCCGCCTGGTAGCCGCCTTGCGTACTGCACGGGCCAACTGGGTTGTCTGTATAGCGGGAATGAAGAAAGAAGCACCTGGGGTTAGCAGGTGCCACTCAATGTGGACTTCCGCGCCCTCATTCTTTATTTCCATCTGGCATGAACTCCTGCATATCAAAGCCATCGATCTTGCGGGTATCGAGCACCATGGTGTTCACCGCAGGGGTATTCAGCTTTGTACCACGAGCCAGACGTTTCTTAACCCCAAGCTGCGCAACGCCGTCCTTTTCCAACGCTTCGCTGATTGACTTGTAAGAAGTCTGGTGCTTTGTACACCAGTCACGGAAATGCTTTGTGGTCAGGAACAACAGATGGGTGTCAGGCTCGTAGCGTACTAGCAGCTCTCTATGCGGCATTTGCATCGGAGCCTGCTCCATGTTTGTACGGCTGTCCACCTCGCTCTTGACCACAAGCACAGACTGGTTGAACTCGTTGAGGTAGCTACCGATCTGATCTAGAGGGCCGGATGCCGTAGGCTTGACCGCAGACTTGGTGTTAGAGAAGTACTGCACTGCCCACTGATAGACAGAACCGGTCTCAATATCATGCAAGCCAAGGCGCTTAGCGATCATGCCGCCTACAACAGCCACAGCTGCAAGTGCAGAGTAAAAGCGTTCACGCTGAGTCAAGCCGGCATCGGCATCAAACTTCGCCTGGACTTCTTTGATCTTTTCTTTGATGGCATCGAGGTGAGCCACCACATACTGCATATAGACTTCGCCTGCTACGCCGTAGTTCTCAAACATCAGGTTGTACAGCTCGTCGGTTTCTTCCTTGGTCATGCTTGTATCGCGGGGCACATTGATCTCCACCACACGAGCCAACTCGCCATCGGGAAAAGTCTTCATGCTGTACAGCACATCGTGCACACTGCGGTTACCAGAGGTCCACAAGATCAGAGCCCACGAGGTATTGTTCAGACGCTCAGAATTAGACTGCGACATCATGCGGTTACGGCCACGGCCTTGTGTACTGATGTAAGCCAAGTTACTGACTTCATCATTGTGCATGTTGGTGATCTCATCAATCGTTGCAGGCATGTTCTGGATCGTACCCATGCGGTGCATCTTAGATTTGAACGTGTCCTGCTCGAGCATCATGGTCTCTGATGGGTGACCAAAGATACTGTTGATCATCATCTGGATCGTAGTCTTACCAGTGCCTGAGCCATCATCTGTCAGGTGAATCTGCACACCTTTAAGATTGGTGAACTTCAAGAGCGGTGTACCAAAGCCTGCAAACAGATTGAATGCACGAGCCTCCATGCCTGGGCGCGCATACCAGTTGGCCACACGCTTCCAGTTTTCTAATGCACCTTTCTTAGCGTAGGCTGGCACCAGATTGGCAGTGGATGAAGATGGTGGGCTGTAAATTGTCTCCCCCACTTTGATCTCGCGGTCTCCCACCACAAACGTATTGTCTGCTGTCCAACCAAACTGGAGGCGGGACTTCTCTGCATTTGTCATAAGTTGTAATTCCTTTACCCAACGTGTCATATAAGCCATGATGCTGTCCATCTGTTTGTTCAATGCCGCCACGCCCTTAGACGCGATCACATCTCTTAACTTGTCCTTAGCCAGTACACTGGCCAGAGGAATAGAGAACTCACGTATGCCATCTCTTGGCAGGTGCAGACGCATCCACACCATCTCACCCAACTCAGGGTCTTCTAATCGTTTGACCACATAGAGGTCGTGTTCGTAGACCAGAATATCTTCTGCCGGTTCATCCGAGCCCTCTTCGGCATCACCCTTGTTTGCCTTGCGGTAGACACCGCCGTTCCTGCCGCGGAAGTAAGGGAATGGGTATTCTGGAATCTCGACTGTGACCTCTTGCCCCAAAGTTTCATTCTTGATAACGACAATATTGTCTTCAGCAGTTGCCTTGGCGATTTCAGAACCAAGCTGAATTGGGGAAGAGATCTTGCCTTTGTGTGGGCACCCATCACATCCAACAGGATTTGTCTTTTCAAACGTGGCGCAAGTATGTGGCCCCTTGATAAGTGCGGCCTTCTCTTCAGTACCCGCAGGTGAGTAGCCATCATGCTTACTTGAAAGGCGGTGTATCGCCGTGTCCCGATCTTCACAGAATTGAGCAATAGAAAGACCGGATCTCCATAGAGGTTCCTCAATGGTTTTCTGGTTGACGTAAATATGAGTAAGCTGCGCACAACCTTTACCCTCTTTGCCCTTGATCATGATGGTGGAAAACTTAGACACACGGTTGCCTAGCAACGCCAATGTGGTCTCATCAAGCGGACGCTTGGGTGACGCGGCCAGTGTGGCCATCATGTCTACACCAACTTTGTCCTTGAATGCCGCAAACTCCACCGGCTGCGACATCGACATAATTTCAACTGGATACGGTGACTCTTCGTTCTTGAAGTTCAAGGTATCAGGTACTCGCAAGATGCGTGCTGCATCCGCAGTGACAACAGGATCTGCATGTAGGTTGTGCGTCACGCACAGTTTCTTCAACGACTCGGCAACAGGTTTCCATTCGTTATAACCAATCGCATTCTCTAACGCCCAGTATGTATGTACGCCTCGGCCTGAGTTAACGATGATTGGTTTGGGTAGCCCCGTGTCTTTGCAGAACTCACGTAGGGCAGTTATCGCTTGCGCTTGAGATTCATATTTCTTTCCTTCTCCACAGTCTAAATCTAGCCAAAATGATTTGAACCACTTAGCGTTCTTCGTTGTCCGTGCTTCATCCGTCTCGAACTTGGCGCATCCAAAGTATGCGTCATACCCCTGTTCAACTAGATGCCCTACAAGCTCAGTAAGCTCTGGGACCGATCCAACAAATTCCTGCTTCGAGGTTCCCTTTTTTAATCCCACCACACAGTAGATGCCTTCTGTCGGCAGCACCGTGGAGAGAAAGAGATTCCTTGAGGTCATACACTCACATTTCTAAAACAGCGTTATTGTGCGGCTTACGCCAGTTTTTCTATGTACTGTTCAATGGCGTGCTCATGCCGCCAGTGTGGCTCACTCCGGCCATAAAACCAGGAGTAAATAGTTTGGCGCGATACGCCAAAGTGATTCGCAACATCAGACACAGGCACGTTCGCTGCAATGCAAGCGCGTCCTAGTTTGACACCAAGCTTAAATCGAGAAGCGCGTTTGTTCGCTTCAATGAGTGAAAGGGTATATCCGTACATGGTATGTAAAGGTGGAGTGAGGACGGCTCACATAAAGCAGTGTTCAATTAGCGTCCTCCCGGTTAATGGGACGCGCCGGCGCTAACCCGACGCACATCCTCACTCCGAACTTTTTACTGTGCCCAATCGTCCAAGATAGACGAAACATCCTTGGGAGCAGCCGCTTGTGGCTTCTCACGCTTGACTGGCTCTTTCACAGGCTCAGCAGCTTTAGGTGCTTCAATCGCAGGGGCAGGGGCAGCAGGTGCAGGGGCGGCCACAGCACCATCCATCTCGGCAGTTGTAGAGCCGATAGCACGCAAGGCATCAGGGTGCTTAGCCAAGCTGCGGATCAACTCGATCTCTTCTGGCTCGAGAGGACGAACCGCCTTGAAGTTAATCTTCTGACCAGAGGCGGCTGTATCAAAACGCATCTCAGTCACAACTTGCGTCACGTTCAAGCCGTGGCTGCCCAAGAAAGCTGCATAAGGTTTGATGCCAAGCTTACCGTTGTCAGAATTCCACAAGCTGCTTGATGGGATAACGATCTGGAAGATCTCACCGCGTTGGTCATTCTCAAGCACCACAGCAAGGCGACGCTCAAACTTGCAAGCACGTGCATCGCCACGGCCAGAAGAACCTTTAATGTTCTGTGGGCAGGTCATGCAACGGTTTGATTGTGGGGACTTAGCGCGGGGATCAGGCACGTCACCCAGTGTGCTCCAGCAGTCGGGAGCTTTTGCACCTTGACCTTCTTCGTAAGCACCTGCATAGAACTTGCGTGACTCACTGGCCGCAGCAGCTACGATCACAACGTTCATGCCACGCTCTTCGTTGGTAGCGACTTCTTGTCCGTCCACCACCATACGCCACACACCACCCTTGATAGAGATACGCTTAGCGTTTGATTGTCCCTTAACAGGTTGGTTACCCATCAGGGCAAGTGTTGCTGCATCGAGCTCAGCGTTTTTCAAGTGAGCGGGGATGCCGCCCTTAAACAAAGTTACGTCAGTCATTTATTTTCTCCGGTTAAAAATTAAGATGCACGGGTCACTGTGACCACGTACTTGCTGTCCGAATGCAGACCAGGTGGGGTTGCGTCAGGATTGTCTTCAAGAAACTCACGCACTGCCTTCATAGACAGGCGCTTGTGTAGCAGATGGAATGCATCATGCTCCTTGATCATTTCGTAGAAAGCAGGCCAGTTGTCAGTCCAGTACTGATGATCAACACGGCGGTTAACACGTCCAATTCCTGGGACGGAAATGTTTCCACCGGCTTCTTCACAGCGAGCCAACAGCACTTGGTTGAGCATGTCGAGTTGCTCTTCCATATGCAGGATCTCTGCCTCTTGTTGCTTACGCTTCTCAGCGATAGCGTCGCGCAAATTGATATATGCGGCGATTACTTTTTCAGTTGGGTAGTCCATATTATTTTCTCCTTGTGCGCTCTATTGTAATCACAAACTTAACATTGTCAAGAATTATTTAACTCAGTATTTCCCCGTATAGATCGGTCATCTTTGTATGGATGTCCACCTTCTCTTGGAGCATCTTGTAAATCTTACGTTCTACTTGGCTGCCTTGCAGGTGAAAGACTGTGCTTGGATTCTTCTGACCCGCACGGTGCACGCGTGCGTTTGCTTGCAGGTATGTCTCTACGGACATTACTGGACTCCAGTAGACGATGGTGTCGGCTGCGTGGAGTGTTACACCATGGCTTGCAGCTTGTGGCTGTATAACCAAGATGCGTGGATCTTTCTCTGTTTGAAATCTGTTGAATATTTCTGTGCGCTTTCTTGCTGTGACTCCTCCATGAATAACGTCAACTGTGTAATGCTTACTCAACTCGTCAGAGACAACTTGAATAGCATGTCTGTAGGGGACGAACACCAGTACTTTGTGACTGGCCTCATCGATAACTTCTCGTAAAACATTCAAGCGGTTGCTTGCATCAAACTCAACAACTTCGCCAGTGTCTGAGTACACCGCACCGCCAGAGAGCTGCAACAGTTTGTTCAGGTTGGCTGCCGCGTTGATTGTGGTGATCTGCTCGCCGGCTGCAGTGACAAGCATCTCTTTACGCATCAGGTCGTAGTACTTCTGTTGTTGTGCTGTGAGCGGTACATCACGCGTCACGTAGGTCATCTCTGGTAAGTCCAAGCACTGCTCCTTGGTAAAACGAATGGCGGGTTGTAAGGCTTCATGAACAATGGTTTCCGCATTAGGTTTCACAACCCATCTAAACTGCGTGACCTTATGCATCACACTGTCTCTGAATGCACCCATGTACTTGGGTACACGCTCGGGGCTGACAAGCTTAGCAAGACCAAACGCATCTACTGGAGACTGAGATGCCGGTGTACCGGTGAGCATCCAGAGCCACGTGTCGGGCTTGACGATGTTGGCCAACACCTTCCAACGTTTTGTCTGTGGGTTCTTGTATGCGTTGGCTTCGTCCACCACGATCAGATCAAAGCCAGCTTTGGCGATGTCATCTGCAACAATCTCTACACCATCAAAGTTGATGACCACAAACTCAGCACTGCCGTTGATAATTTCTTTACGCTTCTCGCGGGCACCATGAGCGATGTCTACTGTGCGGTGCATAGCAAACTTAAACAGGTCTGCTCTCCAGGCTGAGTCCATGATGGACAGTGGGCAAATCACAAGCACCCTACGCACAAGCTTCATCTTCATGAGGTAGTCTGCTGCCCAGATAACAGAGCCGGTCTTGCCAGTGCCTTGCTCGTTGAAACAGAAAGCCTTGCGGTTAAGTGTCAGGAAAGAAGCCGTGGTCTTCTGGTGATCGAACGGTTTGTACATTCCGTTCCACGCATACTGCCCCTCGATGGGTGAGGGCGCGCCACTGATCTTGAGATTGCGCAGAACCTTTACTTCTTCCAAGCCCCAGTGCACCAACACCTCGTGGTGGTCTGGATGTTCTTTGATAATGCGGCTCTTTGGAATCACGTTGGTGATCCGGTAGCCGTCGCGTACGCGCAACAAAAGTGCTCTGTTGTCTACTACTTCCACGTTTTCTCCGATGCGTAATCGCTCTGAAAGCGGTCTTTCAAAGCATTTTTATTATCGTTCGGGGTTTCCACCCGATCCCACTTCGCTTTAACGTCTGCGTGTCCTAGACGATTCCTGCAGAATTACTTCTTGCGCTCTCGCTTGCTTGTCTCTGACACTAGGTTGCGTTTCGAGTCGCGAGCAAACGATCTGTTCTTCGCTGCTGATTCCACGCGGATACCGTTCTTGATAGAGCCGCCTTTATCAATAGCCTTCACGTGAGCGGCATCCATGCCGTCACCCTTATGTACTTTACCTTCGCGTGTCAGCTCACGACGAGCTTTGTTACGCTGAGCACGGTTCTTCTTTTGCTCTTCCGTACCTTGGTACGTTTCGTATTCACGTTTGTAATTGCGGGGCATGGTTACCTCTTGCCGTTATGGGAACATTCTAGGACGGGACACCAGTTCTTGCAAGTAAAGTTGCGCTTGGGATTCCACACGTTGTTCTCGTGGCACGCCACCAACTGATCCACAATCGGATGGAACGGAGCGAACAGATCGTAAGTATTTTCCACATCGTAGTCCTCCTTGATGAAGTCCTTGGCCACCACAAACAAGAGCCCTGCCTTGACCTTCTCAATGTCAGGAAAGTGCAAGAATGTAGCTGCAGCCAAAAGCTTTAACTGCTTGGTGTCTGCGTACTGCGCGCTCTTGCCGGTCTTGTAGTCCACCAGACGAGCCTCCCGCTTTTCCCTATTGATCACAAGCAGGTCAGCGATGCCTCGCCAATAGCGGTTAGGGTCATGGAAGTCGCAAGGTATCAGGTCACCGTTTTCATACTTCACACCCATCTCATACTCGCAAAGCTTCTCGCCTTCGAGCTTGTTCAAGGTGTCAAGCATGGGCTGAATGTAGGCGTACTTACCTGGGAGTGGCTTGCCGTCACGGATAAATAACTCAGCCGCCAAGTGCAAGTCTTTGCCGTAGTTCATGGCATCCGACTCGGGCTCGACAATGCTCTTCTCCACCTTGAGATGGAAGTACTTTTTAGGGCACTGATCAAAGAGGCTCAGGCTACTGTAAGACCAAGTAATGTTCATCTGTCTAATACCAAGTATGCGTTTCTTTTGCTGATCTCAAGAAGCCGTGCATGTAGCTCTGGCTTCGTGCGTTTGAGGTGTTCCATCCATGTTGTATCTGTACCCCGCAGAGCCATACGTTCACGAAATTCTTTATCTGCTTTTGCTTGGGCTTCCTGTTGCCGTTTCTTAGCTTCCTGCCATCTTAACTCACGTTCTTTTTCTTCTGCTTCTTCTCGCAAAATACTTTGCTTGGCTTCCCAAGCTTTTTCTGCCGAAGACTTTGGAGTTAGCAAATCTCTGAATGTATCTAGTCGGGATGGATGCTTTAGTTTACGCAGGGCTTTGGCTTCAATCTGCCTGATTCTTTCTTTTCCCACCTTAAACATAGGTCCAATCTCATCAAGAGTATGTTCCTTACATCCGTCCAAACCATACCGCAAAATTAAGACCTTCCGTTCACGTGGTGTAAGTGTATCAACCACATCCATAACTTTAGCCTTACGCTCTTCATCAAAGAGACTATCGTCAACCTCAAGCATCTGGAACGCATCCTCAGCAGTCACACCTAGAGCTGCGCGCATTCCGTTCATATCAAGATCGCGCTCGGCCACGTTGGTGCTAAGCTTCATGGTCAGTTGCTGTGGTGTCCATAACTCAGTTGGCAGTGCGCACAGCTCCTCCATAACTTTCTTAGCTAACGCACTGAACTCGCCAGTGTTTAAAAGTGGTGGCTCTTTCATGGCAATCAACCGCCCCATCGCGGTTTGACTAACACCAGCTGCTCTGCAAAACGAAGCCACACTGGTGTAGCCGGCATCCTCGAGGGCAGTCAGCAACAGGTTGTTGCGAACTGATACCTTGACACGATATTCATTAACAGTCTCCATAGCTTTCTCCATACCCTGCTTCGCAGTTCAGAGGCAATCCTGTCGCCCACTCTGGCACCCAACGCATGCACTCTTCTACGTAGGCTAGGGCTTCGTCTACTTCTTCCTGTCTGGCAATACATGCCACGGCATCATGCACAGTCAGCACGGTCTTGTATCGCTTGGCAATACGGATCATCTGCTCACCAATAATACAACGGGCTAAGCCTTGGCAAATGTTCTCCACCAACTTGCCACCATAAATCTTGTTCACGCCACGTCGTGCGTCATAGACAAACTGCTCACGGCCTTCCTCGTTGGTCACCTTGCGCAGGTTTGGGTAGGGCTGATGCAGTCCGTTGGGCATCAAGATACCTTCTGTACCATTCACGGCCACACAGCCATTACCAAACGGCACAGACTGGTTGTTCATGATGGCCTCCAGTACCGAGTTACCTTGCCTCCACAACTCAGGGATCAGAGGATACGTTGCGCGATAGGTAGAGACAATGTGGGATGCTTCTGAATCTTCAACCACCGTCCCGAACGTCTTGAGTTGCGCTGCAAATTTAGGAGCCCCCATGCCATACCCACATCCCAGAATCGTGGTTTTTCCCACGAATCTTTCTTCTTTGGTAACTTCCTCTGCTCCCTTGCCGTATATAGCAGAAGCCATGATTTTGTATACATCTTCTTTCCTTTCGAACGCTTCAACCAAGTCGAGCTGTCCTGCGAACCATGCAAGCACACGCGCCTCAATCTGCGCAGAGTCTGAGTCAATGATCACGTAGCCCTTGGGGGCACGGATCGCCTTCTTAAGCTTGCCACCATTAGCACCACGGCTTGGCAGGTTCTGTAAGTTGATCTTGTCTGTACCGCCCCACCGCCCAGTGTGAGCCGCGTAGTACTGCAAGGGCACAGGCATCGGACCACGCTTAGAGATGCTGATGAACCGCTCGGTGCGGGTCTCTTCAAGCGTTGACTTGTTACCGAGCCTGGCTGCAACCAGAGCCTGCACGCGCTCGTCAGGGTGTTCTAGCAAAGCCTTGAAGCCTTCATCGCTCTTGGCCAGAGCCAAGGTCTCTTTGCCGGTGGTCATGCTGATCTTTGTGGGTGGCTCAACACCGCACTTGCGCAAGAGTTCTGCAAACTGTGGGTTAGACATCAGCTCGTCTTTGTTTGCCTCGATGGCTTGCATGAGCTTTTCTTTGCGCGCCTTCACGTCTTCGAGGTGAGCCTCGAGCAGGGGTGTGTCTAGCACCAACACAGGATCGGAGAACATCTGGATGGTCAGGTCAATCAGCTTGAGTTCGGGTTGCTTGAAGTGGGGTGCAAGGATATGAAACAGAGACCAACACAACTCGGTATCGTTCTTGCAATACTCGCCATAGCGTTCAAGCGAAGCTGAGCTGAAGTCCTTCTTGCGCAGACCCATCGCGTTGTCCACCTCCACACCTTTAGCACCGAGGCCATAGTGCTGAACCAGTTTGGCCAGACTGTTGCCGGCATCTGCACCACGCACAGCCCGAGCCATCGAGAGTGTATCGAGCCAAGCCATCGGCTTGATGCCATACCGCCAAGACAGGATCGATGCATCAAACATGGCGTTGTGTGCCAGTGCAAATGATTCCTTCCAAGGCAGGACTTCCAACGATGCGCGAATGTAATCGTCATCGCCTGTGATCCAACGAGCGGGCTCGTCATCGATCTTGTATGAGAAACCGATCATCTCAAACCGGTCATCACGCACGTACTCCTCAGTTGTTATCTTTGACAGGCTGAATTCTCTATCGTAGTAGGTCTCAGCGTCGAACGTAATTATTCTGCTCATGGTTTCCTTCGTTGGTTAACTTTAGTTTTTCGTAATATTTTTTAGGGAACGGATCTTTTTTATCTAGTGTCCCTCGTAACCATTCAGCACCACCAAGATGCTGCAAGATAATCCAATGCTTATCTGACATCCTTATGAACCTTGGCTTGAGGGGCTCTGGTGGTTTTGGTCTTGGCATGTTCTAGTACTCCTTCGTGTTTGTTGGGTTGTCTCTCTTTTGCTCGGGTGAATGTCCCGAATTGTTTGTAGCCCAGTCCTTCTTCGGTTTTGATTGTTCCTGTCGCTGTCTTGGCACGGAAGTATGGGTCTTTCAAAAAGATACTCGGGCGGTCTACCTGTGCTAACTCTTCCCATGGGTTAAGCGCACGTTCGGGTTTCTTATCTTTCAAAACAAAGCATCCTTTTTCAGGGTCGTATTTAACGAGGTCTAATATTTTCATTTGGATTTCGGGTAGTCGGGGCGGATGTAAGGCTTCTCGCGTAACCATTTGGTGGCCACCCACTTGACCCCTGCTTGTACAGGCGCGCCACCATGCAGGGATTTAGATTCTTTATCTGTGGTTGGATATCTGAACAACAGGCCGTTGCCCTTGCAGGCTTCTACAAGCATCTTAGATTCAGGGAATGATGTGCCACCACCCTTCTCAGGTGTGTTGAGGTACATGAGGAACGTTGCAACGCGTTGGCCGGCACCACCATCCACCTTGTCGTAGCCAGGACGGCTCGGGTCAAAGTAGTCGTGATGTGGCTTGTATTCCTGACCAACTTCATAGCGCAGAACTTGTATACCTTCACCATGATCAACAGGCACACCTGTGATTGCGCTAATCTTTCGCTCGATGTATTCAACAAGTGGTGTCTCATTGCGTTTGAAAAACATTCCAAAGCTTGTGCGTACTGGATGTTCAACAGGGTTACCTGTCTTGGGGTCAAACGTTTTAGATCTCTCAAGCCTAGACTGTGCCTGTGCAATCAACTCATCACATTCCGCAGGGGTCATAAAGTTTGAAAACAAAGTCATGTCAGGCAGTTGCATCCGCATGGCAACAGACATCCTAGGCTGAGCAGTGAAAGCCTCCTCGCCCATGGCTTGTACGTACGTAGCGCACTCTTTGAATGCCTCGAGCTTACCTTCGGTAAACACAACATGGCGCGCCAACATACTGGAGAGATCGATTGTCATTTCTTCATGTTCCTTACAAAGATGGCAAAGCTTGCAGCCGTATCGCCAAAGACTTTCATCTTATCAAACTCTTTAGCCACTTCTTCTAGGACTTCATTGCGGTCAACAAACGGAACGTACTCACGCTTAGGAAACGCTTTGCGGTAGCTGATGTACTCTTGAATGTCATCGTCATCTTCTCCGTAGGGGTAGTTCATTTCTTCTCCTTTTTGCTCATTTGTTGCGCTCCTTGAGTAACTTTTCTGCCCATAACACCCCATCGCCAAATTCTCCGTTCGACCAAGCGGCACTGTGCTTCTCCTCATCCGTCAGCCCTACCCATGTGCGCTGTGAACGAACTGATAGCTTCAAATTTGCAACTTTCAGGTCACCCAACAAGTCGTACACAGTGTCTTTCAGGTGGCATTCTTTACACGCCACAGGCTCATCCTTCGCTTCTAGTGCGGTTGATGTATTTATTGGCGAACCAGAAGTTTTTTGTTGGTTCGCTAATTGCTCCCTTTTAAGTTCGCCATAGTTCCATACTGCTTCCCCAAGTTGCGCCTCGGTCTTAGTTAGTCGTTGTTCTAATTCGTCAATTTTATTAGCACGAATACGCGCCAGCGCATTTGCTTTACCTAGTAGGTCATGCAGTCTTCGCAATTCATCATTGGCTTTCTCATCCTTCGCTTCTAGTGCGGCTTTGATGGCGGTGATGGCTTCTTCGGTCAGTTGATTGCCAATTTCAGACATGATCTTATTGAATGCTTCCATGTTGCTCATGCTTGTCCCCTTGCTCGGATGGCTTTAAAAACACGTTTTGTCAATTCCCTATCTGATCCAAGCAATGCAATGGAAATATCATTCCAACACGCCTCACGCTCATGCTGTGCTACTAGCTTGGCAAAGCGTTCAAGTCTTGGCAAATGCCCATCAACACACCACATTTCTCTATGTGATGGAAAACAAAATTGAACCATCTCAATGATTTCATCTTTGGTCATAGCGGTGCATCGTCCTCGTTCTCAGGGTTGAACGGCAACTTATCCAAAGGTGTTGTGGGCAGAAGTTCGGTTGGGAAAGGCCAAGTCATCGGCTCTTTCTTGGTTGGTTTAGCGTCAGTGCCAAAGATGGCATCCCATCTGTTGGCGTACTCTTCATTCGACACCGCGAATGGGCGTGGAACTGAACCTTTACTCATATCCGTTTTTCTCCTTTAATGTGACTTCAATGGCTTGGACGCAATCTTTTCTAGTTACCAAAGATTCCCAGTCAATCAGGGCAATATCCTCATCCGTCAGACCTTCCCAGTCTCGTCCGTTGAGCTGCTCTACCATGTCGCAAACGCTGGCAAAGCAAGTAGGGCAGAACGCCACAGGCAAGATGCCTAGGTAGCCCTCCACCCCGCCTTCGTCATCGGTGTAGTCACACGAGCAGATGTTGCAGACGTGATCCGTTCCCACATGGCTGAGTCCTTCGATCATTTCAGACCCTTCAAAAGCTTCTCGAGCCATGAGATATTTACCTGGGGGTTCAAGAGCGCGTTTTGCAGTCTCTCAGCATCCAAGCTCATGGGGTAGTCCCTCGGTGGTGTGTAAAGCAAACCAATTTTGACTTTGCCGGTGTCGTATGGCACAACCTTCTTCTCTACTATCATCATCTCTGTCTCCTAGTCTTTTAGATTTACCCACAACACCCATATCAAGAAAAAGAATTCAAGTACATAGATGGTCATTTGGGGGCTCGCTTTGGTTTGATTGACGCAATACCTTCGGCTTCACGATCAAGGGCTTCATCAGCCCTGACTTCCATGAATGCGTTAGCGAGTTGATAGGCGTGTTCTGGGATCTCCCTGAGATCATCAGGGAGTTTCTTCCACGTGGTGAGCAAGCCCATCATCGCAAACATCGCAGCGAGGTCACGAAGATTGTCTTCGTGTTCATTCATAGAATGCCCGCCAGTCTCTCAGCCAACTTCAAGAGAGCCGGATGCGCAGAGATTGTCACAGTCACGTTGTGGTGGATCGTGTTGGTCTCAGGTGGCGCGGTGCGAACCTGTGGTGGTGGCTTGGGTGCTTCTACAGGCTTGGGTGTCTCAAACTCTTTCATCGCTTTGCTGAAAGCCTTCAGACTCTTCGGTGTGATCTTCTTCACACGCTTGAACTCATCCGTTGTCGCCCAGTACTTGAACACGTGCTTACGCGGTATGTCCGTGTTGCGGTTCACCACCTTCTTGCGCTCGAGCAAGCCCCGCTTGTACAGGGAGTTCACAGTCGTTGCGCACTTCTGGCGGTCAATGTCCAGATTGTTTTGCACCTCGTAGACTGTAGAACTTGGGAAGCGCACGAAGAAGTCAAAGATCTGCTTCGGAGTGGATTCTTTCTGTACGACGATCATCACTCACCTCCCAAGGCACGAGCCAGACGTGTGGTGTACCAGTTCAGTTTACCTGCATCTGTCACGGCATCGCCCTTGTGTCCCAGTCGGCTTGCGTATTTCAGCACGTTACCCTTGAGGTAGCCGATGTATTCCTCATGCGAGAGCTTTGCCTCGATGAAGTCGATGGTCTCGATACCGCCTGTGGTGTAGTGTGGTGGTTGGTTGACCACATCAACTTTGACTTTTGGGATAACGATGCTCTTGCGCTTGGGCTTAACTTTGTCTGCATATGTACCGACAATGTCTTCTGCCGTTGTGCCGTTCAAGCCTGATGTAAATACAGGGGATAAATGCTTTTCTGCAATATCAAGTGCTTCTTGCGAAATCTCTTCGCCACCGATGCCGTACTCTTTAAATTCTTTCATGGTTTCTTCCTTCGTAGTTTCTGTTGGGGTTGTTGCTTTCCAGTTCATTTCTTTTCTCCTAAATATTTTAAAAATCTCTCTACTGTCCAAATATTATCTTCATTGATTACCGCGGTGATCCCTCCTTGCCTATCAATATCGTCTATGTTTTTGAGCTGCAATGCAGTTGGTTTGTTGTTTCCCGCCTTGCATTCAATCGCTATAAATCTGCCCTTGTAACAGGCAATTATGTCCGGCACACCTGATGCTCCGAACCCACCTGTTACAGGGCTGAAGTAGTAAGCACCATACTGTTTGAGTATCGCAGTTACTTGCTTTTTAACTTTACCTTCAGGTGTCATTTTTATTCATCAACTGACTGTAGATCATCTTAAATTCTTCCCAGTTGCGTGGGTTGTCTTCTTCATCAGAAACTTCAAGCCACCGCTCATACAACTCGTGGCAATACTCATCCTCACCGAAGTTAAGTTTCATCTGGTAGTTCTTCATCGTTTTTTCTCCTTGGGGATGCGATTATTAACCAGTTTTGAAAGACTTGACAATGGGGTTTCGTCTAAATTGTCACAATGTTTTGCATAATTTTCAGCACCTTGATAGAAAGCCTCGATGGAATCTTTAACTAAAGCTTTCATTACTTCATTTCCATCCTCATACTCCTCGGAAGTGGCTTTCATCCACCCGCCAAGTAAGTACATATTGAACATCACAAAATCAACGACTTCATCAACGAATGGATCATCATCCATAATCCATTTTTGTAGTCCTTCGGCAAGTGGATCGGGTTGTGGCATCATGGTCTCCAATAAAATAAATCGGCAATAAGTATCATTATGGCTAGTAAAAGCAGCACACGTTCAAACTTTTCCCATCGTGTCATCATTGGTCAACCTCCTCGGACACATTAAGATCTTCTTGAATAACTGCCATCGCGGTGCAAATATCATTCCACAGTTCATCGTACATCGGGTCACCCTCGGGAATCAGGTCTTCCCTGTACGCGTGTAACGCACCCCAAATAATTTGGATTTGTTCTTTGATGTCATGCATGGTTCAGCTCCTTCTTACTATCATACTTTTTCTTCCAGAG